TCTTTAGAGGATATTATAGCTTTAAAGTTAGAACTATCTACAAGACCTGTAAAGAATAGACTTTATGGGTTGCCAATATGGGATAATTTAGTTAGAATAACACAAGAAGCTGTGTTGAAATATGCCGTTTCTGCTACTAGGACACAAGGTGAAGCTATGCGATTTTTAGGTTTAAAGCATAAGCATTTTAATATGTTAGTTAGAAAGTATCAAATACATTCTTTCTTTCAAGAAGAACAAAATAAAATATAAGAATTTAATATATAGGGTTTATGGTTCCATGTCTCTAACGAACCTAGTTATTGCCTAAGAAGTTGTATATTTCTTAGCTAGATAACAAATTTAAAGAGAGAATAGCATGATGGCTCTGTAAGTAATCCATCTTTTATATTTTATAAATTTTTTAAGGGGATGTTTTTGGTTTCGACAGGGTAAGTGAAGAGGATAGTGCAAGCAGTCATGATGACTTAAAAAATCAAACCATTTGATATTTGCCAATAACAATAATCATTTCGATTCTATCCGTCTAGCGGCTTAATCGGGAGGCTGACTAGGGCCTTCTATCCAATCTAGTCAAAACAACAGACAAGTTGTAAAAATTAAACAAGAACCTGTTTCTAGCCACAGTAAGGTTAGAAAAGTTTTGTTGATTTAGAAAAATCTCCTAAGCTTGTGAATGACTTGAAACGAATTTTATTCTGGACGCGGGTTCGACTCCCGCCATCTCCATCCTTACTAAATTGACAAAAATGGCCTTTTAACACTATTTATAGTAAGAGCCAAGGTATTTGTATTTGACAAAAAAGTCTTCAGGAGGTAAAGTTAAGCAAAAAGGAAGTTATTCCATGTGCAAACGTTCTGAAAGAAGAGAGTCTATCAAAAGAAAAATGATGGATTTTTATTTAACTAATCCTTGTGTTGATTGTGGGGAAACTGATCCTAGGGTTTTAGACTTCGATCATCTTAATAACAAGAAGCACAATATTAGTACCTTAATAAGTAAGGAATACTCATGGGATTCTATATTAGAAGAAGCAGCAAAATGTGAAATTCGTTGTGCTAACTGTCACAGAAAGAAGACAGCTATAGAGCAGAATCATTATACAAATAGGCTTTTATCGGAGTATTTTGACAAGTGTTAAACAAAAATTGTTTATAATATCCAAATGGGGGGCCTATGTTGTGAAAAAACTTATAAAATTTGAGATTGGGATTTTAATAGGAACAATAATTGGAGCAACGGTAGCAGCTATAATTTGTTCAATGTGCTTTAGTGCTTTTGGTTATCAAGTAACAGATATAGCAGTTATCCAAGATTGTTTACAGCAGGAAATTAGCAATAGGTTAAATAAATAAATTATGTATGAATCAAAAAGTAAGATGATTAAGAAAGGGACTGTAGCTCAAACTTCTGAGGTTGGACATTATAACTTTGTTTATCCATTAGAAGACAAACAGTGTACCTTCCTATCTGATGCTATAATAAGCTGCCCTCCATGGCCTAAGCAGCAAGATCTTATAGCTGTCAGTGTTATGGGAGAGTCTTTACATGGTGCTGAGTATAAAGGAAATAAAAAATATATTGTATGGGTAAAAGAGTCTGATATAGAGCGGTATTGACTATTTATAATAGATGGAGCGGTAACTATACATGGCTAAAAAAACATATGTCTTCGACACCAGCGTCTGCCTCACAGACTCAGAATGTATCTATAATTATGGAAACAATGATATTCTAATTCCACTAAAAGTATTGGAAGAAATAGATAACCACAAGAAACGTCAAGACAGCGTAGGAGTCAACGCTCGAAAAATAATCCGAGCCCTGGACGACCTTAGGGCCAAGGGCAGCTTACAAACTGGTATACGTCTAGGCAAAGGTAAGGGTATACTAAAAATTGCAGACCACGCCACACATGAGTTACCCTATGACCTAGACAGATCTGTAGCAGACCATGTAATCATATCTACAGCTCTATCAGAGGATGAGTCTAATGGTAGCAGAAAGACTATACTTGTAAGTAGAGACATCAATATGAGAGTCATTTGTGATTCCATAGGACTTACTACAGAAGATTATATAGAGAATCAAGTAATAAAAAATGAGTCTGATCTTTACTCAGGGTTAAGTACATGTCTAGTGGATGACCAAGTAATTGATCAATTCTATGAAGGTGAATTAATTTTAATAGATAAAGAAGAAAATCCAGGTTTATATACAAACCAATTTTTAATGCTAGTCTCTAGTTCAAATGAAAAGAAGACTGCTCTTTCTCGATTCTACAATTATACTACTCCAATAGGAAAGGTCGTTGAGTTTAAGGAAGGCCTATGGGGTGTAAGAGCACGAAATAAGGAACAGATGTTTGCTCTTGATCTGTTAATGGATCCAGAAATACAGGTCGTTTCACTGATAGGTAAGGCAGGTTCTGGTAAGACTTTGATGGCTATAGCAGCAGGTCTCGAACAGGTTGTTAATAATAAGAAGGTTAAGGACAAGCTTAGGGATGAAACCTATTGTAGGACCCCTTACAAGCGTCTGGTGGTGTCTAGACCGGTGATGCCCATGGGAAGAGATATAGGCTTTTTACCTGGCTCTATGCAGGAGAAAATGGCACCTTGGCTTGCACCTGTACAGGATAACCTAAAGTTTCTGACTGGTGATGATCAAACAACCCTAGATGATTATATGCATCGTGGCTTAATCGAGGTAGAAGCTCTAACCTATATAAGAGGGCGTTCAATCGCAAATGCTTTCATTGTTATTGATGAGGCTCAGAACCTTACCGCACATGAAATTAAAACAATTTTAACAAGAGTGGGAGAAGGGACTAAAATTGTATTAACAGGGGATATTGAACAAATTGACAATATTTATGTTAATGAAATGTCATCTGGCCTTACACACGCGATTGAGAAGCTTAAAGCATACAAGCTGTCAGGTCATATCACTCTTGAGAAGGGTGAGAGATCGAATGTTGCCACACTCGCGGCCAAGGCTTTATAAAATCTATTGACATTCCTTTTTAGGATGTTATAATTAGAGTAGGAGTCGAAATGAGTTTGGAAAAAACGGTTATGGATAATTCTGATACTACAACAGAACTAAGAGAGTATATTGTTGATTATGTTGGTAATCTGTTGAACCCAGAAGATAATCAAGTGACTGTGGAAATGATTATAAATGTTTTAGCAGATGAACTACCGGAAGTGGTTCTTCCCCTTGTTGAGGAAAATTATATTAGAGGCTATGAGCAAGGACTTGAAGATCTAAGATATTTTGATGAGGAAGAGTAATGCCCAATAAGTTACAAGGCTTTATAAAAGAATCCTCTGAGAAGAGTGCCCGGAGTCAGAAGCAATTTAAAATTTTTGGGACCATAGATCTATTTATCAAAGACCCACTACCAGAAAACATTGATATTTTAAATGTATTAAAAAAGGTAGAAGAAAAGATTCCTTTCCAAATAGCAAACGAGGTTGATGCCTTTTACGTTGGTAAATTTAAAGAGTTTGAAGAAAAGCAAGTAAATGCTATGTATCGCGACGGTGCTATATTTGTCTCAAACGATCAAGATAATGACGCTGACATGATCGACGACTTAATACATGAATTGGCACATGCTGCGGAAGATGTATATGCAAGAGAAATATATTCTGACAACAAGATACAACAGGAATTTCTTGGAAAAAGAAAGAGACTTAGAGATTTAATATATGAGTATGGATACCTCACAGATAACGAGCAGGTATCATTTACGGAGTTAGAATATACAAAAGAGTTAGATGATTTTCTTTATAAAAAGCTGGGGTATGATAAGCTAGAGACCTTCTGCACTGGGTTATTCATCAGGCCCTATGCTGTGACAAGCATCAGAGAGTACTTTGCCACTGCATTAGAGCACTACTTGCTAGAAAATTCATCATATGTTAAAAGAATAAGCCCCGTAGCATATGAAAAAGTTGCGATGGTTTGTAATGTAGACGAGGTTTAGATTGCCCCACATTTCTTATTCTGAACTGAAAAACTGGTCTGAGTGTACATGGAGACACAAGCTTCTTTATGTTGATCGCCTCAGAGCCTTTGAAGGAAACGAGCATACTTCCTTTGGGACCGCAGTCCACGAAACCATAGAACAGATGCTTCTTGGTAATATCACTGACCCATATGAATATTTTCATAAAGTATTTGATAAGGAACTGTCTGAAGCTGGTGTACCTCTAGGCTCTGAGTTAGAAAAAGAAATGCGAAAACAAGTGGAAGGCATTTTTGAATTAGTCGAGCCCTCACTAGATGAGTGTTTTAAGGACAAGGGTGGTTGGTCCTTAGTGGCCACGGAAGAGTCACTTAGAGAGCCAATTACAGAGTCTAGAATCCAAGGTTATGATTTTAAGGGGTTTATAGACCTTGTTATAAAAGATGGGAATGGCCACTACCATGTTATTGACTGGAAGACCTGTTCATGGGGATGGAATGCCAGAAAGAAAGCAGACATACTCTATGTTAGGCAACTTGTGCTATACAAGCATTACTACTCCAAGAAGTTAAATCTAAACCCAAGAACTGTATCTACACACTTTGGACTAATCAAGCGCACAGCTAAGAAAAATAGGATTGAGTTATTCCGTGTCACAAGCGGGGAAAGAAAAACAAAAAATTCACTTGACTTTCTGGACAAAGCGCTTTATAATATAGGAAAGAAAAGATACATCAAAAATAGATTATCTTGTAAGTTTTGCCAGTTCCGCGAAACGGAACATTGCCCCTGAGGAATTAATGGATAAGAAAATAAAGATTCTGACATTGTCAGACCACCCGCTGTCACCATCTGGTGTTGGAACCCAAACAAAATATTTTATTGAAGCTCTCCTAAAGACTGGAAAGTTTCAATTTATTTGTTTGGGCGGAGCTATGAAGCATGATAAGTATGAGGCCCAAAAGATAGCCCCATACGAAGATGATTGGATGGTTATCCCTGTTGACGGCTATGGAGACGCAGAGAAAATTAGGTCTATCATAAGAAACGAAAGACCAGATATTCTGTGGTTTATGACGGACCCAAGGTTCTACGAGTGGTTGTGGTTTGTCGAAAATGAAATTCGTCCACTAATTCCGATGGTATATTATCACGTTTGGGATAACCACCCTGCGCCGATGTTTAACCGACCATTCTACTTATCTAACGATCTAATCGTTTCGATTTCTAAGGTTACAAGAGATGTTGTAGCAGAAGCAGCACCAGAAGTTGAAAATATATATCATCCTCACGCTGTTGACTCAAGCATCTTTAAGCCGAAGGCAGACGAAGAGATTAAAGAGTTAAAGAAGAACAACTTCTCGCAGGACAAAGATGACAGAATGTTATTCTTTTGGAATAACAGAAATGCACGTAGAAAACAAAGTGGCTCTCTCTTATTCTGGTTTGACGAATTCGCAAATGAAGTGGGGCGTGACAATGTTCGTCTAATCATGCATACTGATCCTAATGACATACATGGGCAGCCCCTTCAGCACATCATAGAGAAGCTAGGAAACGATGGCACTATGATGATTTCTAGTTCTAAGGTCCCACCACAGATCCTATCAGATATGTATAATATGGCTTCATGCACTATCAATATTTCTGACGCTGAAGGTTTTGGCCTAGCCACACTAGAATCTCTTTCATGCGAGACACCTATCGTTGTTACAATGACTGGTGGCCTGCAAGAGCAAGTGACGGATGGCAAAGATTGGTTCGGCATTGGTATTGAGCCTTCATCAAAAACTGTTATAGGCTCCCAGCAAGTGCCGTACATCTACGAAGATCGCATAAGTAAAGAAGACTTTAAGGCTGCACTACATAAAATGTACAATATGACTCCCGAAGAACGAAAGGAGTTGGGTAGAAAGGGCAGACAGCATGTTGAGAATAATTACAGCTTTGAAGAGTATTGTGAAGGCTGGGTAAAGATAATGACAGAAGTGCATGAAAAGCACGGTTCTTGGGAAAATAGAAGAAACCATAAGAGTTGGGAACTGAAGGAGTTAACATGATCAAGAAAGTTATAGTAAGAGGTCCAGCGCTAACTCAGTCCGGGTATGGTGAACACACTCGTTTTCTCCTCCGATCTTTAAGAGCAAATCCGGATAAGTTTGATGTCTATCTGATTTCTGTTAACTGGGGGCAGACTGGCTGGCTCTCCGAAGATACTGAAGAAAGAAAGTGGATGGATGAGATCATCCTAAAGACGCACCACTATTCTCAGTCAGGAGGCCAATTTGATATGTCTGTGCAGGTCTCCATACCTAATGAGTGGGAGAGGATAGCTCCGTACAACGTGGGCGTCACAGCAGGCATAGAGACGACCAAGGTAGCGCCAGTATGGCTGGAGCGTTGCAACATGATGGACAAGGTAATTACAATCTCGGAACACTCTAAGCAAGTGCTAGAAAACACAGTGTATCAGGGCATGCATAGAGATACTAAGCAGCCTATGACTCTTAAGTGCGAAGTTCCAGTTGAGATAGTACATTACCCCGTAAAGGATGAAAAGCCTGATAATCTAGGTATTAAGCTAAAGCATGATTTCAATTACCTGATGGTTTCCCAGTGGGGACCTAGAAAGAATATGGAGAACTCTGTAAAGTGGTGGGTTGAAGAAAACTATGATCAAGAAGTTGGGCTAATAATTAAGACATCATTAAAAAATAATTCTATAATGGATAGAGAGCACACCCACAAGAATTTAAGTGCAATCATAAATAGTTTTCTACCTGACGATGCAAAGTGTAATATATACCTACTTCATGGTGATCTCACAGAAGCACAGATGCAGTCTCTATACACACACAAGAAGGTGAAGGCACTGATTAATCTTAGCCACGGTGAGGGTTTTGGCCTGCCTATTTTTGATGCTGTATGCCATGGGGTACCAGTTATAGCCCCAGGGTGGTCGGGTCACTGTGACTTCCTGTACATGCCCCAGAAGAATGGCAAGAAAAAAGCAATGTTTGCCGATGTTAACTATGACATTGCACCAGTACAGGATTTTGCTGTCTGGGATGGCGTGGTTCAAAAAGATAGTATGTGGTGTTATCCACATGAAGGCCATTATAAGATGAGACTGAGGCAAGTTCGAAAGAATTACGATAGCTGGAAGAAGAGAGCTAAAACTCTCCGAAGTTGGGTTCGTAAGGAATTTGATTCTGCTAAGCAGCACGAGCTATTTGCCGACTCAGTATACGGTGAGTCTTTTGATGTTGAGAACTGGCTAGAGTCGCTATCTCCTGATTTGGTAGAGCATGGCTAATATACTTTTTATAGCGGACTTCTTCGCAGACCAAGTACCTGGGGGGGGAGAATTAAATAACAAAGTCTTGATGGAGAAGCTTTATGAGCGTGGCCACACTGTTCGTGCAGTTAATAGCCACCTCGTTAAACACATATATTTGTTATACAATGAGAACATTATTGTTTCAAATTTTGCTAATCTTTCTGAAGAGAACAAAAAAGATCTACAAAGTAGAAACTATATCATTTATGAGCACGATCACAAGTATCTCCCTGGTAGAAATCCAGGGATTTACCCGGAGTATCATGCTCCTAAAGAGCATATTATTAATAGACAATTTTATGCAAATGCGAAGGCTATTCTGTGCCAGAGCCAGTTTCATGCGAACATAGCAAGAAAAAATCTTGAATTAGACAATATTATAAGTCTAGGTGGCAATCTGTGGTCGGACGAGCACTTAGGTTTTTTAGAAGAGATTTGTAAAGAACCGCTGAGGCAAGACAGACATGCAATAATTATGTCGAATACTAAACATAAAAATACTTTAGGGGCCATCAAATATTGTAAAGCCCTAGGGCTAAAGTATGACGTGATACCACCCCTAGAGCCTACCACGTTCCTCAGAGAGCTTGGCTCCCGTTCTACGCTAGTATTCTTTCCCGAGACACCAGAGACCCTTTCTAGGGTCGTTGTAGAGGCCAGGATGATGGGGATGGCTACAAAAACAACCAACAATATAGGAGCTATTCATGAAGACTGGTTTTCAAAAAAAGGTCTTGACTTAATTGAATATATGCGTACTAAACAATATGATATTATTGATACGGTAGAAAGCTACGTAAAATGAAAATACTTTTAACCACAAACAAAACATACCGAGGGTTTCCTGATCTAGGATATTGGTATGTTTATGAACCTCTCAAACAGTTGGGTCATGATGTGTTATGGTACGATACAGTTAAGCCAGACACTGCTGGTTTTAACAAAGTATTAGAAGCATATAAGCCTGATTTAATATTTTGTTGCTTTACCGGGGATAGGAATATAGCTCCTTACGAGCCTTGGTCTGAAATTTTAAACGAAACAATTACAGGTAGAACAAAGACATTTAACTGGTTTTGCGATGACACATGGAGGTATAATTCTTTTTCAAGCAAAGTATGTAAGAACTTTGCGGTGTGTTCAACCCCAGAGCCAAGCTACGTTCAAAAGTATAAATTAGATGGATATGATAATATCATACTTGCTAATTGGCATTCTAATTCTTCATTTTACCCAAGCATAGACTTTGATAGTAAGGACATCAATGTTTGTTTTTTAGGTAATCCAACTCACTCAAGAAAACAATTTATTGAATCGTCTCCGACCCCAGTCACCAACATCTTTGGCATAGATACGAAAGAACTTTTTAAAACCTATTCAAGAAGTAAGATAGGTATAAATTTTAGTGTTAACGATAATGATCCCATGAGAAAGACACAGATGAAGCAGAGGATGTTTGAGGTCCCGGCAGGTGCAGGGATGCTTATGACAGAGTATCATGAAGGCATAGAAGAATTTTATGAGATAGATAAAGAAATAATCACGTTTCGCAGTCAAGATGAATTTTGCAAAAAAATTAAGTTTCTTGCTGATAGGCCAAAGGTGGTTAAATCAATAGCTAAAAATGGACATAAAAGATTTTTAAAACAACATGATTCTATTATGAGACTGGAAGAAGTAATTAATAAAATCAAGGAATTGTGACTGTGATAGTTTACATTAAAAATCACGACGCATACGCTGGCAAGTGGATCTACACAGGATATAGGTTGGCGTGGGAAAGTATGGGGTTTCACGTTAAACTATATAATAATCTAGAAGAACTTAAATTTGAAGCGCAAAGGTATTATGTCATGGCGTTGGATGGAGATGTAAAGACACCTCAAGGCTTAGAGGTACTAGCAAACTCCATAAAGTCGTTTGTTTACGTACAGCCAAATGCTTTTCCTAAGCCTTGGGGCTCTCATCCAAACTTTGTAAGCTTATGTTCGGATGCGTATATAGAGGCTCTTAATGGTTTGGCTAACGTTCACTTGTGGACCTTCGCAGACATTAATCCACATTACTATAAGTGGGATCAAGTTAATACTCTTCCATTAGCATTCGATTCTTTGAGCTATCAAATAGATATTGATGAAGACTATCAATTTGATATTTGTTACATAGGCGGCTGGGCCAACAATGGCTTCAATGAAAAAAGAAAAATAATGCTAGATTTTTTTTCTAAAATTAGAAAAATGGATATTAAAAGTGGTATATTCATCAATAGAAATTTAACGCACCAGCAAGAAAATAAAATTTTATCAAACTCTAGAATATCAATCAATATTCATGATGCATATCAAAGAAGCTTAGGGTATGATACTAACGAGAGGACATTCAAATCTCTAGGGCTAAATGGTTTTCTCATCAGCGATAAAGTATTGCAATTAGAAAGGCTCTTCCCAGCAGTTGCTGTTTGTGATAATCCTGATGATATGTGTAATTTAATTAAGCAAAACTTGCAAGAAGATCTCACACAGGTTAGACAGATTAATAGAAAATACATACTTGAAGAACACACTTATATTAATAGAACCAAACAGATGGAGTCTTGGTAGGATGAAAGCTAGTATTATAGTGCCCTGCTACAACGCAGAAAACTGGCTAGAAGAAACACTTTTATCTGCCCTTAGGCAGGACTATGGGTCTTTTGAAGTTATATTTGTCGACAATGAGAGCACAGATAATTCTTGCAAGATAGCAAAAGATATTAAAATTAATTATCCAAATTTAATATTAGCTTCTGCGAAAAACATATATAAAAGGTGTTGGGATGAACCAAGGCAAGAGGGTTTTCGCTTAGCTAGCGGCGATTACCTTTTTACTTTGGCGGCAGATGATAAATATGAGCGTAGTTATATTTCTAATTGCATGGCATTTATATCTGCTGGCAAAGGTAGAATAAAAGCGTTTCAAAGCGGAATTAAAAACATTGGTATGAGGGAGGGAAGCTCAGCTGTATACTATAGGACACTGCAAGAATTTAAAGATATGTGCTTACTTAGTTGTCCTGTTTTGAGTCCAACGGCTGTGTATTCAAGAGAATTGTTTACCTCTGGCCTTCTAGAGACATACCCTGATAAATATAGCGGCGCTGCTGATTATGATCTTTATTGTAGACTAGCAGATAACGATGTATTCATATATCCATCTGGTCAATATTTGGGTTATAACTATAGATGGCACCCGGAACAAGCGACTTGGGAAATGCATCAAGACCCCAACAACTATGAAAAAATGATACAAGACTACTGGAGAGAAAAGTGGAAACCAACATAATTAAACCCCTAGAAGGTGATTGTGACTTAAAACTTCGCATTTTAGATATTGCATATAAAAATAAATTATCACACCTTGGTAGCTATTTTTCTAGTGTCGATATTATAGATAAAATATACCAAGAGATGAGTATCTCAGATACGAAGGATATCTTTATTTTGTCATCTGGGCATTGTGCTGTAGCCTTGTATTGTGTTTTAGAGAAGTATAAAGCTATATCAGCCGATCACTTATTTGAGCTACAAGGAGGCCACCCCCACTTCAATAAAGATTGTGAAATCCACTGCTCCACAGGGAGTCTTGGTATGGGCTTGACAGTTGCAGTAGGGAGAGCATTGGCCGACCCATCTAAAAACGTTCACTGCTTGATCAGTGATGGAGAGTGCGCTGAGGGATCTATTTGGGAATCACTATCATTTATACACAACGCCAACATAAAAAATATAACTGTTCACGTTAACGTGAACGGCTACTGTGCTTATGATTCGGTGGACACAAGGTACCTCGTAAGGAGGCTACAGTCATTCTTGCCAGATATTAAGGTTTATTTTACAAGCGTGGGTCATTTTTCTTTCTTAAGAGGGATAAACGCTCACTATCATATTATGAAAAAACAAGAATATGAAGAAGCTAGAGTAATTTTAATTACCAAGAGGAGAGAGTTGAATGAGAAAGCAGTTTAGTGAGCTTTTACATGAAATCATGTCAGAGGACGAGAGAATAGTTCTTCTAACGGGTGACTTGGGATACGGACTTTGGGATAAAATAAAAATTGACTATCCCTCTAGATTTTATAATATGGGGTCATCGGAGCAGTTAATGTTAGGCGCAGCAGTAGGAATGGCTATGGAAAATAAAATACCTGTTGTGTATTCAATCACCTCTTTCTTGTTATACCGACCTTTTGAGTATATAAGAAACTATCTGGACCATGAAGGCTGGCCTGTTAAGCTAATAGGAGGCGGCAGGGATAAAGATTATGGATATCTTGGGTTTTCTCATTGGGCTGAAGAAGATAAGCAAGTCATGTCATGTCTGCCTAATATAGATTGTTATTGGCCGGATAGTGTTGATGAGATGCGCTTACTTGCTAGCAAATATATAAAGGACACATCAAGTTCGTCTTATTTTAATTTAAAACGAAACTAGTATGAATATATTAGTAACAGGCGGCAGTGGATTTTTGGGCAGACATATAATAAAGCATTACTCTGGTAAACATAATATTCTTTCCCCTACAAGTAGTGCTTTAGACCTTTCGCATCCTGACCAACTACAAGAATTCTTGCAATATAATAAAACTGATGTTGTGATACACACTGCGATAAGAGGTGGTAAGAGAGGCGACACGGAGGATCTTGAGAGTTTTGTCACCAATCTAAAAATGTATGAGAATATAAAATCAAACAGTGACAGATTTAAGAAAGTTATTAACTTCTGTTCAGGAGCGGCATTTGATAGGAATCTGGGTGTACAACGCGCCAGAGAACAGGAGATCATAGATGCTTTCCCAAGAGATTATTACGGATTAGCAAAGAATTTGATTGCTAAAGATATAAAAAATAATAATGGTAAGTTTATCAATTTAAGATTATTTGGTTGTTTTGGCTTGTATGAAAATAATAATAGGTTTATAAAAAACAATTTAGTTAGGTCCTTAAATGGGTTGCCTATAGAAATACACCAAAACAAACATATGGATTTTTTTTGGGTTATGGATTTATTGCGAGTATTAGATTATGTTCTCTTAGAAGACTTTGAAAAGCCTTTTGATTGCAATATGTGTTACGGAAAAAAGCACTCCTTGGTTGATATAGGAAATATGATAAAATACTTGACAAACAACCCACATAATATTATACTAAATCAAGAAGGACTTGCAAAATCTTATATTGGATCAAGCCAAAAAATAGACGGCTTATCTTTAAAATTAAAAGGTTTAGAATATGGAATTAAAGCCATGTATGATGAATTAAAGAGAGTTTAAATGTCGACTAACAAGTATATTAATATTTTAACAAAGAGTATAGCAAAAGTTTTACCTAAAAAGAAAACCAAACTTGATAAGATTCTTAATTTAGTGGAAGACTATATTTCCGAAGTGAGATCTGCTGAAAAATGGGAGGCTGGGAAAGATTGGGTAAAGTATTCTGGCCCTCACATTGATGGCAACGAATATTCTAAAGCTGTAGAAACTCTTCTAGGCGAATGGCTTATATATGGCAAAAACTGTAGAAATTTTGAAATTGCCTTCCCTAAGCATTTGGGTATGAAGCATGGGTGCCTAACCAATTCAGGTTCTTCTGCAAATTTGCTTATGGTTTCTTCTTTAACCTCAAAAAACAAAATGCCTGCCAAATACCGTCTCAATAAGGGTGATAAAGTCATTACTCCGGTTGTATGTTTCCCAACAACTATCAACCCCCTGATACAAAATGGTCTGGTGCCTGTATTTGTAGATGTGGATCTTCCAAGCGTAAACTTAAACCTTGACATGGTTGAGGAACTACTTGACAATGATAAAGATAAAGAAATAAAAGCAATTATTTTTGCTCACGTATTGGGTAACCCACCTGATATGGATAGATTAATGAAGCTTGTTAACAAGCATAATCTTATCTTTCTGGAAGATGCTTGTGACGCTTTAGGCTCTACGTATGACGGCAAGAAATTAGGCTCTTTTGGTCTTATGTCGACTTGCTCGTTCTTCCCGGCCCACCATATGACTATGGGAGAGGGTGGCTTTGTGGCTACAAACTCAAGGGCCATTAGGTCTACAGTTGCAAGCTTTAGAGATTGGGGTCGTGCCTGCTTCTGCAATGAAATGAAGCCAGGTGATGTCACTGCTGGAACAGCCTGCGGAGACAGATTTAAGGAGTGGCTGCCGGGATGCCCTAAGGCTGTTTATGATCATAGATACGTCTTTGATGAAATAGGCTATAATATTAAGCCTCTTGATCTACAGGCTGCCATGGGACTACAGCAGCTTAAAAAGTTGCCCCAAATGGATCAGGCCAGAAGAAACAACTTTAACAAGCTGTATAAAATTTTTAAGCCATACGAGAAATATTTTTATCTGCCAAAGGCAACAGAAAAGGCAGATCCATGTTGGTTTGGGTTTCTGCTTGTGACCAAACCGGATGCTCCTTTCGAGAAACAACAATTTGTTAGACACATGGAAAAAGCAAAAATCCAAACACGATCATATTTTACCGGCAATGCTTTGTACCACCCAGCGTACCAAGAGATGGCCAAGCAGTATGAAGATTTGGATGCTGTATTCCCTAACGCCCACACGGTGACAATGGGATCTGTGTTTCTGGGCACATATATTGGTCTAACAGATGAGAAAATTTCATACATAAAGAAAACTGTGGATAAGTTTTTTGAAGGACTGAAATGAAAGTAGTCTATGTAACAGGGTGCCTGGGTTTTATAGGCTCCTATGTGACAAGAAAATGCCTCCAGAAAGGCTGGTATGTTCGTGGTATTGACAAAATGACTTATGCTGCAAACACATCTTTTCTTGAGGAATTTTCTAAATATAACAATTTTGTATTCGAACGGAAAGATGTAAAGGACCTAGACCACTTGTACGACTGTGATTATATTATTAATACCGCAGCCGAGTCGCACGTAGGCAATAGCATAGTAAAGAGCGATGAGTTTATAGAAAGTAATATAATAGCTGTCAAGAATTTATTAGACTTGATTAGACATAAGCCCAACAATATAGCCAGAAGACCAATATTGTTTCATTTTAGCACGGACGAGGTGTATGGTGATTTAGTTTCTGGATATCACACAGAAGATTCACTTCTTCGCCCCAGTAACCCATATGCAGCAGCGAAAGCGTCAGCGGATATGCTTATCACTGCTTGGGCTCGAACCTATGGTGTGGAATACATTATATTGAGACCAACAAACAATTATGGGATAGGACAATATCCTGAAAAATTAATTCCACTTTCTGTAAAAAAATTGTTTAGAGGTAAAAAGATAAGACTTCACAACAATGGCGAACCTGTTAGGAACTGGCTTCATGCTGATGACACGGCTGAGGCCGTGTTGTCTATAATAGACTCTGGTAAAGTTAACGAGATCTATAATGTAGCGGGGGGCCACGAACAGAAAAATTCCGAGACTGTTCGCAAAATCGTGTTACACTACCACAACACGCAAGACTGGCGACAGTATGTTGATTTCTCATACTCCCGTCCAGGTCAAGATGTAAGATATGCACTTGATGATTCTAGACTTCGACAACTTGGGTGGCAGCCCAATAAATCTTTCGATGAAGAAATTCAGAAAATAGTTGAATATCATAAGAATAAGTTTGTTTGGTGAAATAATGAAGAAAGATATTATTGGCATACCGTTATCAAACAGACCACCACCTTGGCAATCCTCTACCCCACCTCCCGACTACCAACTAGCCGACCTTGGTCGTAGAGGGCCTTTCGTTGATGACTTTCGTGATTATAATTATAATGAAGATTTAGCTAATCTAATCAATGGTAAAAGAATTGCTTACGTGTGCCCTTCACCGCATTTGCGCGGAAAAAAATTAGGATCTTGGATAGACTCCCATGATCTTGTAGTTAGGGTTAATCAAAACTTTCATATGACTGAAGATTTATGGGAAGACTACGGGGAAAGAACAGATATTTTAATGAATTGCCTGAATATACATAAAATAAACGCTTTACGTAAAAACATGCAGTTCGCCAGGTCTTTAAAATATATTGTTTGTCCAATGGTCTCCATGTGGGATGTACAGAGGGTACATAATTTTCTTGATGAGGTAGGCACGCCATGGCATAATGTGTGTGATGGCTATCTGTTTAAGGTCTTTAAAGAGGTAGGGACCACTTGTAACACTGGGTTGATGGGTATAATAACTCTTCTAAACTACGAAATAGAAAGTCTACACGTTACAGGAATGACGTTTTTCAACATGAACACTTTTGGAGAAGTGTACTACGACAAATACCACAAGGAAGCTATGAAAAATGGCAATTTTAGGGAAGATGTAAGAAACGTACCCAACTTCTCAGACTTGAGGATCGATATCCACCAGCAGATTCCACAAATAAATTATTTTCATAAAATGATTTATTTTCATTATGGTAAAAAACTGTCCTTGGACGATTACTTGCAAGAAAATTTTAAAAAAACAATAGGATTGGTTAATAAAAAATGAAAGTAGTAGCAATGATACCTGCCCGCATGGGTAGTACTAGAGTCCTTAAGAAAAATATTCGGCTCTTGAACGGCGTGCCGATGATAAGCTATGCCATTAGAGCAGCAAAAGCGTCAGGATGTTTTGATGAGGTGTATGTTAACTCTGAATCTGATATTCTAGGTGCAATTGCAATCGAAGAGGGTGTTAAATTCTATAAAAGACCCGGTGAGCTTTCGACTAACAGTGCAACAAATGATGAGTTCACAGCAGATTTTATAAAAAATATTGATTGTGATGTCTTGATTCAAATATTGCCAACTTCCCCTTTTATATCAAAGGATGATATTGTAAGTTTTACTAAAAAAATAATTGATGATGATTTAGACACACTCGTATCAGTCGCAAATCAGCAGATTGAGTGCGTGTATGATGATAGCCCAGTTAATTTTGATCAAAAGAAACTCTCCCCGCCTTCGCAAGACTTAATTCCAGTACAGGCTTACGCGTGTGGGCTGATGGGCTGGAAGACTAGCAATTATATTAACAACATGGATGAGTATGGTTGTGGGTATCATGGTGGCGATGGTAAAATTAAATTTTATGTGCTTGATGGTTTTGCGGTTATTGACATCGATAATGAAAAAGACTTCCAACTAGCAGAAGTAGTTGCACGATCATTGGCGTCTAAAAGCTATGCCCCACAGTACTATGGCGAAGAACATTCGGAGGTGGATGTGCCGTCTATTTTGGTGAAAGACGGTGTTATGGTTAACAACTTGCATGATGCAAACAAACAAATCGTTAATATTAACGACATCAGAGCATCGTTTGACAGTAGTACATCTTGGAGTCACAGAGTTGTTAACACTGAAAACAATAGCGCTACGGTTATACACCAGCAGCCGGGTCAAGGAAACCGGAGACACTATCATCCAGACTGGAACGAATGGTGGTATATTATTGACGGAGAGTGGATCTGGGAAATTGAAGGTGAAAAGAAACTGATTAAGAAAGATGACGTTGTGTTTATTGAAAAAGGTGTAGTTCATAGGATTGAAGCAACTGGTGATAAGCCTGCGATTAGACTCGCTGTTAGCAGAGAAGATGTCGCGCATGTTTACCCAGATGGTAAGCATACAAATGAAAATTGATTTTAAAAACAAAAGAGTTCTTGTCACTGGAGGGACCAGAGGCATTGGAAGGCAGATTGCGGAAGACATGCTAGATCTTGGTGCGACTCTTACCGTCACTGGTAAGAAATCTCACTGTATCTTCCCAGGCGTAGAATACATGCAGGTTGACTTTTTAGATAACGAAAGTACAAATAAATTTATTGAAGTAATATCAAATCAAACATATGACATTTGTATCAACAACGCTGGAATAAATAAAATCGATTCATTTTGTGATGTCAAGAGAGAGGATTGGGATCACATCCTAAAAGTAAATTTAACCGCTCCTTTTTTAATACAGCAAGCAGTTGTTGATAACATGGTCAAGCAGGGTTACGGCAAGATAATCAATATAGCATCTATATGGGGCTCTATTAGTGTCGCTAAGCGTGCTGCTTACTCTTCTAGTAAGTTTGGATTAAGAGGTCTTACCCTCGCGTCAGCGGCTGAACTATCGCGGTTTAACGTACTTGTTAACACCGTGTCTCCTGGCTTCACGCTCACTGACTTGACTCGCCAAGTGCTAGGGCCGGAGAGAATGCAAGAGATATCACAGAATATTCCCATGGGTCGAATGGCAGAACCGGCTGAGATATCTAAAGTCGTTTTGTTTATGGCCAGCGAATTAAATTCGTACATTTCAGGTCAAAATATAATTGTTGATGGTGGGTTTGTGAATGTTTGAACTTGATCCATTAAAAGTTAAATCATATCGTAGGGAATACATGGTGAATTTTGCTAGTTTAAATAGCAATTTGCTAGACTCTTATGACGAGAATACATGTGTTATTGTTGATTCAAACATATACATGATATATCCTCTAATTAAAGAGTCGTTTAATTCATCAAAAACCTATGTCATAGAAGCAAATGAACAAACTAAGACACTGAAGACTTGTGAACAAGTGATTAGTTTTCTAATTTCTGTAGGGTTTAAAAGAAATCACAAGCTATTGGCAATTGGTGGAGGCATAACTCAAGATGTCACTGCTTTTGTTTCTTCTGTTATCTATAGGGGTGTTGAGTGGGAGTTTATGCCCACAACCTTGTTAGCTCAAGCAGATAGTTGTATTGGAAGTAAGAGTTCTATAAACTTCTTAAACACTAAAAACGCAATAGGAACTTTTTATCCGCCGTCACACATCAATTGCTGTCCAGAGTTTCTAGAAACATTGAGTATCAATGATATTAAATCAGGTATTGGTGAAATATTACACTACTACCTTATAGAAAATAGTGAACTTATTACTAGATTTGTTGGCGACTACCATAACATATTATCCAATCCTGTTGGGCATCTGTCGCAGTATATCGCTGAGAGCTTACGAATTAAAAGAAATATGGTCGAAAAAGATGAGTTTGATGAGAACGAAAGAAGAGTCTTTAACTATGGTCATACTTTTGGCCATGCAATCGAAGCGATCAGCGGATACAGGGTGCCTCATGGACTCGCAGTCACGATTGGTATGGATCTAGCAAACTATATTTCATTTAGAAAAGGTTTCATCAACAAGAAACAATATGAAGAATTATATTCTGCGATCAAAATGAATTTGATTGACTATAGAGTACCCATAGAGTTGGAAGAAGAGTATTACTCTTTACTAAAGAAAGATAAGAAAAATATTGATGACTGTATAGTTTGCGTGTTACCTTACGAGTTAGGTGATATACGAGTGACTAAAATTATCGATCATCAAGAATTGAAAAATATTATTCATGAATATATGGTAGGGAGTTTATGTCTATAGCACGAAGCACAAAATTTAATATCAAAGTAGATTTTGATAAAAGTCATGATTCATATCTTTTCGATAGAAATACGCAAAGACAGTATCTAGATTTTTTTGGAATGTATGCATCGTTGCCTTTAGGGTACAGTCATCCTATATTCTCTACTCCTGAGTTCAAGCGGGAGTATTTGAGAGTGTCAAGGTACAAAGTCAACAACTGTGAGTTCACCTCAAATGAGACTGATGAATTTGATAAAATGTTCCGGGAGTATGCTGGAAGAGGGCTGTTTTCTCACTTCCACTATTCGTGTACTGGAGCATTAGCGGTAGAAGCAGCGATTAAGACTTGCCTACAGTATAAAAAATGTCACAATCTAAATATTGTGTCCTTCGACAACAGTTTTCATGGGATAAACAGTTACGGTGGTTTTATCACATCAAGATTTCCCGGCGCAGACGTTAGGTTAGCCGGGTTCCCAGAGCCATATTCAACCAAGATCCGGCCAGATATCAAAGAAGTTTATAAACTATTTAGAACGACTGAAGTCACTTGTCTGATTGTAGAACCAGTGCAATGTAGCGCTGGGGATATCTACTTTGACAAGCATTTTTTTAAACAGATTAGGCAAGCTTGTGATGAATATGACGTGCCTCTAGTTTTTGATGAAATTCAAGTTGGCTTTGGGGGCACCGGGAAACTCTGGTATTACGAACATCTAGGCATCGAGCCAGATGTTGTGATCTTTGGTAAGAAGACGCAACTTTCTGGCATTATGGTGAAAGAAAAGTATAGTGACATCTTTAGTAAACAAAATTCCATTAGACTTGAGGTTACTTGGGACGGGGATATATCTGACATGGTCAGGTGCAAGTATATCATAAGGGCGTACAATCAGTACAATATACTTGATAATGTGAATATTCAAAGTAGCACTTTAGTTCGCGGACTCTCAGAGATAGATGGGATATTAAATTTGAGAAATTGTGGTTTAATTATAGGATTTGACTTGCCAAACTCTCAAAAGCGTGATATAGTAGTAGAGAATTTATATAGAAATGGATTAATTTGCAATAAGACAGGTTTTAAGTCAATTAGGCTGAGGCCAAACTTAAATTTAAATGAGCATGAAGTTGAGCATGCATTACAAATTTTTAGAGAGACAATAATATGATGTTGATTGATTTTGAGAATATTGAAGATAAGTGCATGGTCGCCGCTTCTAGCGACGAATACACTACGCTGGTAGAGAAGGTCAATAAGGCAAAGAAAATATTTCTTATAGGTAATGGCGGCTTGCATTATGTAGCAAGTCACATGGCAACAGACTTGTCAAGATTAATACCAAACAAAGCAGTCTACTCTTTTGACAGTGTTGGGTTTATTACTTCTAATGCTAACGATCATGGCTACAGTCAGATATTTATTAGGTGGCTTCAGACAATAGCGAGTGTTGAAAATCCTGAAGAGTGCCTAATTATTGGCCTTTCTTGTTCCGGTAATTCTGGAAACGTCATTAATACACTGCATTGGGGAGAAGATGAAGGGTTTGCTACGTTTTTAATTAGTGGTAGTGAGTCTGAGTTCCTGAGAGATGGGATTGATGAATTATCAATTAAATGTAATTATTTCCATACTGTAGAAGTCTCCATTCTTATGATTTTTTATGACCTAATCCACAGGACAGGAAATCACTGTCCCTCGATTAGGCAAGAGAAAGATCGCCTGAAAGATTCGGAGCTAAGAAAAGCGTGAGTAGGATTTTAGTTACAGGCGGCTCAGGTTTCCTAGGAAGGCGGCTAAGGCTGTCATTCCCGCAGTGGATTTATTTATCTTCTGGTGATTGTGATCTTACTTGTACATCACAAGTGAAGGATTTATTTAAAGATGTGAGACCAGAGGCAGTGATACATCTTGCATCAATGGTGGGCGGTGTTAAGGAAAACGTTACAAGGCAAGCTGACTTCGCGTATAAGAATAACATGATTAACGCCAATGTACTACAACAGGCCCATGAGTTCGACGTGGCTAGGGTGTTGTCAGCCCTTAGCACATGCGCGTTTCCTGATAAAGTGGGCAGATACCCATTTACTGAGGTTGATATTTTTAATGGCCCCCCAGCGGCCTCTAACATGTCGTATGCAATGTCAAAAAGGATGTTGCACGTTGCTAGTATGTCATACAGAAAACAATATGGAAGAAATTACTCAACTTTTTCCCCCTGTAATCTGTACGGCCCTGAAGACAAGTTCGGAGAAGAGTCATCCCACTTTGTAGCCTCTCTGGTCCACCGATGTGCATTAGCCAACAGCGGGGATAAGGTAATGTTTTGGGGTTCCGGAAATGCAATTAGACAGCAATTGTATGTTGATGATATGGTGGAAATCATAGAAAAGCTACTAAATAGTCACCACACGGACGCTCCTTTAATTGTTGCTCCCGGAGAGAGCCATTCAATTAAAGAAATGATAGACATAGGGTTTAAGGTAGCCAACAAGAAAGTGGAGGTGTCTTTTAACGGGGATTTAGATGGACAACACAGGAAAGATGGTAGTAATGTTGCGCTATTACATTTAATAGGTGATTATAACTTTGTTCCGTTTGAGGAAGGCTTTAGGAGGACGTATGAAGAATATACCAGATAAGAAAATAGCAATGATTACCGGCATAACTGGCCAAGATGGTTCATATCTAGCTGAATTTTTGTTAGACAAGGGTTACAAAGTGGTAGGGTTAAAGAGGAGAACCTCTTTGATAAGCACAGACAGGATAAACCACTTATTTAAAAATCCTAATTTTTATTTAGAATATTACTCGCTGCATGATAGCAGTTGCTTATACAGGATCCTAGGAGAATACTCCCCTTCCGAGTTTTACAACTTGGCCGCTCAGTCGCACGTTAGGGTATCGTTTGATGTCCCCGAAGAGACTCTAAAAACAATAGCTATGGGCACGCTAAACATATTGGAGTGTATCCGCAACACCGACCGATCGATTAAATATTACCAGGCATCCTCATCCGAAATGTTTGGTGATAATCCATTAGTCCCACAGACAGAGGAAACTTTGTTGATGCCTGCTTCTCCTTACGCTTGTGCAAAAGTGTGCGCTCACCATCTTGTTAGAAACTACAGAGAAAGCTACGGTATTCACGCCTCCTCAGGAATACTATTTAATCATGAATCCCCCCGCAGGGGTGAAACTTTTGTAACTCGCAAAATAACTATGGCAGCGGCACGGATAAAGTTAGGAGTTCAAGAAAAGCTGTATCTAGGAAATTTAGATGCCAAGCGAGATTGGGGTTATGCTGGTGACTATGTTGTGGCCATGTGGATGATGCTCCAGAAAGACAAGCCAGATGACTATGTCATAGCCACTGGCGAGACCCACACAGTTAGAGAGTTTCTTGACGAGGTATTCGCACATGCAGGACTAAGCGTTGAAGAGCATGTAGAAATAGACAAAAGGCTTTTTAGACCACATGAAGTACCTTTATTACTGGGCAACCCAGCAAAAGCAAAAGCCCACTTGGGATGGCAGCCGAAAATAAAATTTAAAGAGCTAGCAAAGCTCATGTATGAGGAAGATTACAAATTAGCATTAAAGGAGCTAAACAATGAGTGATGAAAATAGTATGCACCTTAGCGATCAGGCTATGGGAGCTTTGATGATGGCCCTACAGAAGTCTCTATTGGAGCAATCTGATATTGTACCAGTGCTTAAGGGCTTTAAGTTTAGACTTAGCGAGGGTGGCCTTATGGTTATGAATCCTCCAACAGTTAAACTCGACGACAGCGCCCAAGAAGATTGCTGAGAAAAAAAGAATGCCGAAGTATAATTATAGGTGTTCTGAGTGCGATGGAGAATTTGAGGCACGTCATTCCATGACAGAGGTTGTGGATACGTGTGCTTTATGTGGTGGTGGTCCTGTTAGTAGGATACCATCATTATTTTTTAGTGTTAGCAAACCCTCAAGTGCAGGGTCTCTTGTAAGAGAATACATTGAAGATGCGAAAAGAGATGTCCAGGATGAAAAAAGAAAATTAAAAGAGGATTACAATGGTTGAGTTTGCTTTAGTGTTGTCTGTATTGATAAATATATTTTTAGTGTGGTATGCAAGGAATACTCTAAGCAACCTTCTGTATTTATCTGACAATCTTGGTCTTTTGTACGAGGTAGTATCTGCTTATAACTTACACTTAAAAGAAGTGTATGAATTAGAGAGATTTTACGGAGACCCTACGCTGTCCTACCTGTTGGAGCATACCAATGCTGTAAGAGAGGAATTAGCTGGCTATGAAGAGATTTTCCTCCTGGCAGAACCAGAAGAGACAGAAGAACCAGAACAGGAGGTCGAACCAGATGGCAAGGAAGAGGCGTAAGCGTACAAAAAGATTATATTTTACACAGGAACATGAAGATGCAATAATAGCTTATAATAATAGCACAAACTCTAGAGAAAGAACAATTTTGTATGGCAAGTACATACAGCCAGCTTTTAACGAGATGGTTGATAAAATTGTTTTTACATATAAGTTCACAAGTCTTCCCAATATAGAAGATCTTAGAGAAGAGTGCAAAATATATCTAACCACCATTTTGCACAAGTACAATCCTGACAAAGGTTCTAAAGCTTTTTCATATTTTAGTGTTATAACCAAAAACTGGTTCATTCACAAAGTTAAGAAAACCAACCAACAGAATAGGAGAGAGGTTGAGCTAGACCATCTAACAGCCGATCATCAATTGGAATACGCTTCAGTGCGTATAATGTATGAACAAGAGAGGGAAGACGAAGAATTTTGGAACCTTCTGTGGAAAGAGATAGAGGGCTGGGAGAAACTAAAACTTAAAGCAAATGAAGAGAAAGTACTCCAAGCAGTCAAGATTTTGCTTGAAGATAGAGATAATCCTAATTTAATTTTTAATAAGAAAGCTATTTATTTATACATTCGAGAGATTACTGGTCTCAATACCAAACAGGTCGTTAATAATCTTAATAAATTAAGAACCAAATACAGAGCATTTAAGCATCGCTGGGAAGAGGGTAAATTTTGAAAAAGCTAGACCATTACTTAGAACAGGCTATAAAGAATATAGACAACGACAGAAAGATCACGAGAGAGCTTCTGGACGATGTTGTTCGTTATATGAGTAAAGACGAAACTCGCCACCGCGAGGTCGGACTTACAGCTTCTAAGTATGTCGAAACTCTACAGCGCTCAAACGAGCAGCTAGTCAAAGTAGCTGCGCTCATACAGAAAAACCAGACCAAGGAAGTTGGCTTAACTGCTCAAGATAAAGAAGAGTTATTCGGGCTGATCCAGGAAGGTTCTAATGAGTAACCTAGAGGATTTGCTTAAAAAGGACAAGCTACAAACTTTAAACAGCGACACAGTATCAAGATTTGGTATAAGAAAAAATAAATTTACTGAAGGTACTTTCGAGTCAGTTGCAGCAGTCATAGGTAAAGTATACTCTGACGCCTTATCAGACGACTCTGAATCAGAATACGAAGCTCGTTGTTTAGCCGCTTCTTATGACTACACAGGCAAGATCCCAGGAGAGGTAAACAACGAAGGCGATGATTCTAAAGCTCTGGTTAAGGTTATTGCTAGAATTCCAAAGTTGCACGCTGCTATTCCAAAACCAGAGGCAGAGTTTTGTGAGCTACAAAAGAATTTAGCGATTATGATGCATCCAATATTTTACGCTAGGCAAGGGAGCGATAGTTCTCTCCCGCAGCCTGGCAACATAATAAGAGTTCGTTTCTATACTCATGGACAGGGCCAGTATGGACAGTATATAGGCATTATTGACCCGAACCAGATAGCGGCTACAACTAACTCAACTTCAGCCAGGAAGCGTATGGATTGTCCAGATACAACCCCTACAACGAATGAGGAGTCACAGAGTAAAGAGCAGGAGGTAATTGATGGCCAAAAGTAAAGCAAGAAGCTACAAAGGCTTCCCCGGTAAAAAGAGAAAAGAATTAGAGCAACAGGACGAAGAAATCTTAAGAAGGATGGAATGCGGTGAAAAAGTTCTGTTGCCTGGCCAAGGAGGCACAGAATTAGAAGAACCTCTTGTTAAATATGAGCCCACGGAAGCTGAGGTAGCTTTGCCAAAGAAAGCGACTCATTGGGGAAGGCATAGGATCGTATTTGGTAGGGATAGACACACTCGTGAAGGTCTTAGTGGTTACGGTGGTCGGGGCTGTACTGCTGCTGGTTCTATAGATATAGTTGTCGGCAGTGGCGGCCCAGAGCCAAAGCATGGGCAAATTGTTGGACCTAACTTCTTCACAGACGCAGCTAGGATTTATCTAACACAGAGGGGAGACATAGACGCCTACTTCAATCTTCCAGAAGATATCCCAAATGCAATACAGCCAGCCGAGAATAGGTCGGCCATTGGTATCAAGGCAGATGGTATCAGGATTATAGGCAGAGAGGGTGTTAGAATTTATACTAATGCTAGGACTAAGACTTCTGGTAAGCAGAAAGAAACGAACGCTGTGGGCGGAGATATCCAAAGCAAAAGTGGTATTCATCTAATAGCGAACATGGAGTCAGGACCGGTAGAGCAGGCAGGTTTCGCGACCACTACTCATCTAAGTGCCACATCTTTAAATAATTACAACAAGGTACAGCCACTTGTAAAGGGTGATTTTCTTGTAGGATTTTTGGAGGATTTAATGGAGGACATAGAAAATTTGTCTAATGCCTTGTCCTCTTTCGCAGTGTACCAGACACAATTTAATGCTGCCATCGCAGGGCATACGCACACAGTTGCAGGAATGACCCCGGCAGTTGCTCTACCAGACTTTGCACTGCTAACGCCACAAAGCATAAACACGGCGATAGGACATCTTAAAGACACTATAGTTAAGACCACGCTAAGTGACATAAATATGAAGATAACAACCAATCAGAACTGGCTAAAGCCAAGTAGTCCCATATATATTCTATCAAGATACAATAAGACAAACTAAGGAGCCCTAAATGGCAACGTGCCCACCAGTACCAGTATACAGCGAAGATCCTTTTATCTATTACGCTAGGTATTTAATAATTTCACTAAAAAATGTCTATGGGGTCAAAAATCTAACAAGCCCAACGGATCCGGGCAACCCCTTTGTAGACGGCGCTACTGGTGGTGGTGGTTATCGAAGTTGGAATTCGTATAACGATGGTGAGGGAGCCATGTTGCACGATGTAGACTCACAAATAGGTACATTTATTGGAGGAGACCCAGCAGATGACTCCAGTGTTGTTTATGGCTCTAGTATAACTAATTGGTCAACAGCGTTGCCATTTTATATAAAAGGCCCTAAGTGGAGCGTGTTTGATGACTATGAGACAGGCCACTGGAAAAATATGCCAACAGACGATACAGGCTGGCTAAATGTTGCTGGTGGCTTGATTGTACATCCAATGTTAGCCCTAAACGGTGACAGGTACAGCCCACAGTCTGTAAAAGATTCTAGCACGCGGTATGACAGCCTTTGGGACTCCTGGTATACGGGTGAAACAGAGTTTAAGGATCTAAGTGGGTGGAGTGTAACACAATATCTCCAGTTTGGTTTTTTGTTAGAGGTGCTAGACGCCTTTATACATATACATGACGAAAGGGGTGGCGATTTTATAAAACCAGGTATGGATTCCTTTACCTGGAACCAGATGTTTTGGTATGGTTATGAAACTAAGGACCTCCTGGGTAAATATGGTCATGAAGACCCAAGAACGCAACTGGCTAAGGGGTGTAGTAACACAATTTCAGATGATAACTGGGTTTGGGATGGAGAACTGAACCCGGTGGATGTTTTGTCAAATGCTAAAATTAAATATTATCCTGTAGGCGGAGTTGGAGATTTTGACGCTGGGTTTGAGGTGGATGGAGGAAGTACATACACACCACCCAGAGGCCAAAACAATGAAGGTGGTGGTGATGTCGGGGGACAACCGGGCGGTGCTATTTCCTCAGCTGCTCACCGTAGGCATTTTAGAAGCCCTTGCGGCCATTCTGTAAAAATAATAGATGCCGACTACAATGCATTTTTATTTTGGCTTAGGAAAGCACTAGAGATTGTTGAAGAAGTGGGGGCCACTGGGTGGTTATCAAATAATTTTCAGGCTGGTGGGGCAGCACCCAGATTATCATTGTTCCAGTGCCAACTCACTGGCCCTCCGTATGGAGGCCTGGTAAGGCCAGACCCTTATGAAAATGACTGTAACATTGGTATTTTTAGAGCCATGGCAGACAATCTTTACTTTCGAGAAAGCCCTTTATCTGACATATTAACAGATGACGCTTTAGATTTTTGGAATAATTTCTTACAAGATCACAGTGTCTCGGTAAGTCTTTCTACGGAAGCCCTGAACCAGGCTATAGAATCAGAAGGCGTTGCAGGCTATTGTGATGCGGCAGAAGTAGACGCACCAACGAATAATATATTTGCAGGCGTTGATCCGGCGAGTTGTAGAGCCGAACCAGAGGAAGCTTTGGGCGTCCAGACTTACCAAACTTGTATACCAAACCCTGATGCCATAGTACCAAACTGGTTAAACCAGACTGAAGCAGAGCCATTTTTCAATCAAAAGACATGTGAGTATTCAATTGTAATGCTGGCAGACCCACCAGACTGTAGCCAGGAATATCTAGATTCTTTTATCCCAGGTGCCGTGGACAAGTTGCTAGAATATTATAATAAAGAGACGAATGTTGATTTCATCAACCTGACCAGTCTAGGCAAAGTCCCAACTAGATCAAAGGATGCTATCATAGAAGGCAGCGGGGGCTTATACTTAGATGGGCTAATATTTCCTGGTACGGCAACTGTAAGAAATTTTTACATACCTCCAAGGCCTCTTGCAAAGACAAAAGTATTAATAACTGTGTCTGCTGAAGAATTCAATAGAATTCCCACTAAGCAACCAAAAGTGCAAGAGACATCCCCTACTTCTGTATATCGTGAAGGTGAATCTTCATTCGTGGTCTTCTCCGCTTCCGAAATGGAGTCTATTTTTGATAAGGTAAGCTACAGCTTTGAGATCTATGATAGGTTTTACGCTCAGTGGCACTTAGAGACGGGCAAAACTATAAAGGGCTTGAACTTTACTAGCGAGTCTAGAAGAATAGAAAGCTTCTTCAAGGAAACAGATCTGTTACTGAGAGAGTCAGGGTTTTCATTATCTGATCTACAGTGGGTTGAGATAGGCTTCAGTCCAGAATTTAAGATTGAATATGTTAAGGTGCAAAAACAATTCTCCTCTCCAGTGCAGATAGAGAAAGGCTTTTCATCTTATATATCTCGCGCCCCGATGAACGACCCTACAACATCAGCTTACGTGTCGCAGCTTCCAAACATTAAAGATGATTTGATGATTCGTGAAGCAGTGTCCTGGTATGACATGGCTCTGAAGTATAGGTTCCCTATAATCGAAGAATCGTATGGGTTAGACATATCATCTCCGACAGTTGAGGGCAATGAGGGCTTGAAGGAAATTGAGCAGCTAACCTGCTCCGCTGGCTCTGCTAGCGGTGTATTCGAGCCAAACTTATTTGGAAGTTCCATACAAAGGCAGAAGTGGGCAGAAAGTCAAATAAGCGATATCAAGGGCGCTCTTTTGTCACAATTTAGCTCAAACCCTTGCGCAATTGTAGATGGAAAAATATTAGAACATCAAGGTCGTGTTGATTTTGCTATGCAGATCACAGACATGACATTAAAGGAATATTTAACTAGCGATAGGTTCATTAACGACCTCCCAGAGTTGTTGGTCCGTGGTAGATACAAAGATTTAGAAGATTTGTATGGGGGTATGCTTAACAACCTAGGAATGTGCGGCCTAATAGATCTAATTAAGTCTGCTGTGGACTGTATATTAAACGCTCTTGGGTACGATGATGCCATTACTCTTATAACTGGAGCAGCCATCAAAGGCATGGACGACGAGTTCATAGGCAAGTTCATAAGCAACTTATCTCCAGAGGCCCAACAACTTGTAATTGCGGCTGTTAACGAATCCTTCCCGCAGCTACTTCCTTTATTAGCTGGCTTTGTGACAGTTGTGATTACGGATGATGAAGGGGCCACAATAGAACCTGTTTACGATAGAGCATCAAGTTATACAAGCACGGATGTACCCTTAGGTTCGCTAGGCGATGTTGGGTTTGTCGGCACAACCACTACTCCAGGCTCGAAAACCACTGAGCTTTCATTGAGTACACCTCCTAGCCGCATAGGGTCGCTTGGGGCAGAAAACAGGGCCGCCACGCCGCAAGATTACGGTCAACTAAAAGATGTGGTCTATGATCTTGTTGTTAACGAACTACTCAATATAGACGAAGTTCTAAACTTATTAAACAACCTTCCTGGTGCTGGTATAGCAATTAGTATTCTTGAGAAGATAGATAAGTTCTGCATAGCACCGCCTATCTTTTACCCCCCTCTCAAAGAGTTTATTAAACTTCCGGGGGTTAACATAGACTTTTGTGAGTTGCAGGCGTCTATTACAATACCAGTTATTCCAAAGATCAAGTTTAATACGATTAGCAAAATTATGATTGACAATGCTCTAAGAGTGCTAGAAGAGCTTCTAATCAGATTGCTAATATTAATCTTGAAAAAGATATTAGAGATTATAGCCGAAGAGCTTTGCAAGACTAGGGTTGGTTCAGACCCACTAAACTTACGTGATGCACTCAAAAATGGGCTGTGCGGAGACTCTGATATAGATCCAAGTTTGGTGGATGCCGCTCTGACAGACTTAGTGGGTGCTATGGGCTGTCTGACAAACCCAACGGCAGTTGGGCGTCTCGTTGACAACGTAGCCTCTGTAGTGACACAGTGTGAGCTTGTAGACCTAGTAAACGGTGAAGGGTCAGACAACCTGTACGATCTTATCGTTGAAATAGTCAGAACAGACCCAGTGACATCAGAACTGTCGGAATGTCTATATGACAGAGAATCCGTTCATAACTTCTTTAAATCAATAGGTGTCTTCGTTGATCTAGAGCAGCTATGTATTAACGATCCATCTAATCTACCGGTTAGCCGAGAAGTTTGTGACAACATGGGACTCCTTAGCACATTTAGATCAGTTAGAGCAGACGCGCTCAGAGAGAAGGGTGTTGATGAGGAATGTATAGAGGACCAGCTGTGTGTTCTTAGAGATCAGACCGCAGACGATTTGCAAGACTTAATGGGCCTCTTGCAGGCTGGCATCTTTAATAGCGTTATACCTGATATATTAAATGATGTTACTAGCGACAATCCTTCTCTACTACCATCCGAGATGCCATTAGAAGCCGTGGTCAATGATAATATTTTTAATAATATTTTTGATATGATGGGCCTTTCATTCACCGAGGACATAACTGGAAGACGAGGATTCTTAAACATGGCCTTGGCAGATTCTCGCGGACGAGGCTATAAACAGCACCTTGCTTTCCAGAGGTCTATTCTAGGCCCAACTGTCTTTAACATCTACGGCTCAAGAGGCACAAGGGCACAGCCGCCTGGTGATGAATGGGGTGAAGGTGCTGATGGTTCTAAAGAAGATTGGAATAGCTGGATAAGCGAAAGAAGAGAATTTACAGAAAAGAAATTCTGGAAATTACCATTTTTGTTTAATCCCTTATCTTCTAGAAGCCCAGGGGACACAGAAGAGTTGTCAAGCGGTCAAGGTATTGATGAAGGTGAAACTGTAACCACTGGCCAGCCCCCAGCTGTTGGTGGATTGCCTGATAAGGTCGCAGGTCACTTACAAAATAGTCTATTAAGCCTTAGCGCTCCGTTTAACGTGTCTAGTAATTACACAACAAATTTGTTTTGGTTTGACTACGACAACCCTGACTCTGTGCAGTATACATTTAGTTACGATTACTGGACTGACCCAGCCGAAAGTGAAAAGCATTCTTGGGATGGGCATCGTATACGCATAAACATGAAAAATGAAAATTGGGTAGAGGGCGGCGATCCTTATGAAGAAGTCATAGCGTTTTTTGATATAGCGTCGTCATTAGATCCCGATGTGGCGGATTATAAGAAAAGCTTCCTATCTGAGTTTTACATAGATAATTTAGCAACACCAGATTCTGCGTTCCAGGCTCTTATACAGCAAAAAGTTTCAAGCACCTTGTTTGGTTCTAGTGGGGGTGATTTGTTTTTAAGCAGATACAATACGCTAGAAGGACCAATGGTATCCGCATTCCAGAATACGAACCAAAATATACTTGAGTCCCTAGCCGAGCTTGTGGCTTCTGAAGGCTCTGTTAACTCTCCATTCAATTATGGCTTTAACACTTCTGCGCCACCTAGAATCATTTATTTCCACGATCCCGGAGAGGAGTTTGACGGCGATATACCCGGCGCGGTAGCTAGATATGGTGGCTCAGAGGGCAACCCGCCATTCTATATTAAGCCACCTGCGTCGAAGGGTTACCTGAAGATAGCAGAGGGCATAGTACCAGAGTTCAAGCCTTGCGAGGAAGCCACTGAAGTTATTACATTCCCAGAATTCAATTCCTTGGCAAATATTTGTTCCGAGTTGACTTCTAAGATTAATGAAGACCCGAGAGCAGGCCTGAAGGTCGAAGGCATGAGCGATGCTAGAGAAGAGCCGTTTGATAGGCACTTGAGTCGTGCGTCACTTGGGATCATAGAGGGAACGATTAACGCCACAATTAGGACTTATGTTGTAGAGGTTCTCCTGAAAGCATTGCCTGTCTTGAAGTTCTTATCATTATCAGAATACAATTATGGTGAAATGCTGTCCGCCTTTATAATAGATAAGATGGAATCTGGCATGAAGGATGTCGGACGTGGCAAAAGGTTCATAGAAAAATATGAAGATTACTGGTGGCTGTTCTTGGAGCAGGTTGTCCAAAATTACGCTATAAAGGTAAACGCTGGCATCATCACTGACTCAACACCAGAAGAGACAGAGGCGATTGAATACATAACCCAATACATTGAAGATAACTGGGAGTACGTCTCAACGGGCGGAGGAATTGATGTAGTCAAGATAGCCGATCAGATACAACTAGCCGCCGAAGAGGGCACAGATGCTGTCATTAACCAATCAACATCTGATTCAAGATCTCCAACGTTGTTTGCTGCAAGGAAAATAGCTAAAAAGCGGAAAGAAAATTGGGATAAAATCTTTGAAAGCACGGCAACTATCGATCCAACAACTGGGTCGCCAGCCTTAGTAGAATCTCCTATAGTTGAGAAATGTAAAGTTATTTTGCGCAGGTATGTAAGAGATGAGTATGACAGAACAACCAATATATTCTCAGACTATGTAACTCCCGAAAATAAAGATATTAATGATATAATCCTACAGAGCCCATTGCTGCTTAGAGGGGCTATAGAAGGTGCTGGCGAGAGAGGCCCGTTTGACGTGCCTGAGGCGGCTTACTATGAATCTAGAGTTGCTGGCGCAAGTGGCTACCCGCACCCCTATGATTTAAAGACACCACCTATCGCAGAGTCAAACACTCCCTTTGTGTTGGAGAGATATATTGTCTCTAGGTCAAGCACAGAAGCTGCTACTGCAATAAAAAGATTTGGCTTCGTAGCCAACATATTTGATGCCGACACAGCCTGGGGAGGGAAAGAGATCACTGAAGAGGATCAAGTATACTTTGGTCTTAGAATAGTATTTGTACCAGAGGCTACAAGAATCTCTAATGTGCAATCCCAGTTTGATTACGCAGCGGAGAATATAACAGAGGAGGAAGGTTATACACATAAGGCTTTCTCAAGTTATTATAAAAACGCTATACCGTTGGCGTCTGCCGAGATATTGCTAGACGATATTGGTGGCTATGCACCTAGCCTGTATAATGACTATTTGCAAAACTTGGTTTGCTTGCTTGTCGAGACTCCTGAATACAAGATGCTATTCCAGCACTGTTTCCCGATGCCTAGATATATGGACCTGCTGGCACTATACTGTGCAAACACTTTTGTGCCCTCATTGGCTAGAGTGGACGATGGGTGGGCTGCCAAGACTAAGTTATTTGGTGGCAGTGACCAGGCACGAGGTGGCGGAAGATGGATTGGCTTTGGTAGGTTTGGTGGCATGAATACGTGGAGAGGGGACGAAGGAATGAAAAATTCGTTCATGAACACTAAAACAGCTGCACGACAAACGTTAGAAGCTGCCTGCTATACTAGTTATGATTATAGGGATAAAGATTACATGAGTCCGTCTGAGGTATACGTTAATAATATGGGCCCTAGTGCTGACATCGATCCGGGGATTAAATGGTGGCAGTGGAGTTCTCTGCGGCCTCCACCCTGTAAAAAGAAGGAGGATTAGCAATGTCCGGGTTTTCGCCTAAATTACCTTTAGCGCTTGATGCTGACAGCGGCTACGCTCTCAACACAACTTTAAAGGAAGTCGCAAGACAAAACTTCAAAAATCTAGTGCTGACAAGCCCAGGCGAAAGGATTATGGACCCTGAATTCGGGGTTGGCATAAGGTCTTACTTGTTCGAAAACAATAGCCCAGCGACATACGGCCAGATAGAAGCCCGGATCAGGCAACAAGCCCAAAAGTATTTGCCGTATATTGAAATAGATCAAGTACAATTTGGGACTCAAGATGTAAACCCAGATATCTCTGATAATTTTCTGGGGGTTAGGATATCTTATATAATAAAAAAGTTAGCTATCTCTGATGCTCTTGAAATACCCATAAATTAAAAGTCAGCACTATTTAATAAGAGTCAGGAGTAAAAGATATGCCAGCACGGAAAACTCCAATAAAATATACGAGTAGAGAGTTCGATTCGATTAAGAACGATCTAATAGAGCACGCGAAGAGATACTACCCTGACACGTTCAAGGATTTTAATGAAGCATCGTTTGGTGCCCTTATGCTTGATACGGTGGCTTACATTGGAGATATACTTTCTTTTTACCTAGACTATCAAGTTAATGAGTCTTACCTAGACTCTGCTATTGAGTATGATAATGTAATTCGCTTAGCGCGTCAGATGGGTTACAAATTTAAGGCAAACCCATCGTCTTTTGGCACGGTAGCGATATATGTCATAGTCCCAGCATCCACATCAGGACTGGGGCCAGACACGGCTTACTTACCAATGCTCAAGAAGGGCACTCAGCTATCCTCTACCTCCGGAAATACCTTTATGCTAGATGAGGAGGTTAGGTTTGACGACCCATCAAATGAAATTGTTGCCGCTAGAACAGACTCTACAACTGGCTTACCAACACATTATGCGATCAGGTCATATGGCAGGATTGTTTCTGGTATTTTCAGCGTTGAAAGCGTTAGCATTGGGTCATTTGAGAGATTTCGCAAAATCAAACTAGACTCCAACAACATTTCTGAAGTAGTGTCCGTTACCGATTCGGAGGGTAATGAATATTTAGAAGTTGAGCACCTTTCGCAAAACACTGTTTATAAAGAGGTAGTTAATAAAGATGACAACAAAGACACTGTTCCATCGCTGTTGAGACCACTTATAGTCCCCAGAAGATTTGTTGTTGAAAGAGAGAAGAACAATATTTTTCTACAGTTTGGTTACGGAGGCCCATCAGAGATACGCACCCCTTCGGTGGCTGAGCCAAAAAACGTTGTTTTACAACTTAATGGCAGAAGCCACATTACTGATAAGTCATTCGATCCGTACAGGCTGCTTAACACAGATAAGTTTGGTATAGCGCCAGCTAACACAACTTTGACTATTACATATAGAACAAACACCGCAGCCAATGTAAACGCTGCTGCTGGTTCTGTAACCAAAGTGGTCAATCCATTGGTTGAGTTTGCTGACCGTGGTTCTCTATCAAACACTAAAGTGAACGAGGTAATATCATCTTTTGAGTCTTTCAACGAGGAACCTATTGTAGGCGACACAAGGCTCCCGACTTCCGAAGAAATAAAAAGAAGAACTATAGACTTTTTTGCAACACAGAACAGAGCAGTCACACAGCTAGACTATGAAGCGCTTGTGTATTCTATGCCTGAAAAATTCGGCTCTGTTAAGAGATGCAAGATAATTAGAGATCCCGATTCTCTTAGAAGAAACCTTAATTTGTATTTAATCTCTGAGAACAGTCGTGGAAAGCTCACCACCACAAATACTACGATAAAAGAAAATGTCAAAACTTGGCTTAGTCGTAGTAAGATGATAAGTGATACAATAGACATCCTAGACGCCAAGGTAGTAAATATAGGGGTTGAGTTTGAGGTTGTAGCAGACGAAGAGTCTAATAAGTTCCAAATCCTGTCAGATTGCAACCAAGCTGTCAGAGATGTGCTTGCGATTACACCGTATATTGGCGAGCCCTTGTATATAACAGACATTTATAGCGCTCTCAATAAGGTCAAGGGAGTTGTTGATGCGAAGAGAGTCAATATAACAAGAAAGTTAGGTGCTCGTTATTCAACAACAAGATTTAATATAAATGAGGCAATGTCAGCCGATGGCAGATATATATCAATCCCAAAAAATGTAATTGCTGAAATTAAGTTCCCGGACACAGATATCAAAGGAGCAATCTCGTAATGGCAATCAAGAGATACTTTGCAACAAAAGACAATACAATTACAAATGCTTTTAAGTCTAATTTGACGACCAGAGGTACTAGCTCTAACATGGGCCAGTCAGACGTGCTAGAAGTTTTTTCAATTTACGGACAGGCTTCTTCATCTTCTGGACTATCAGCTGAGTTAGCTAGAATTTTGATTGAATTTGATACCACGGATGTTGCAGCTGACAGGACAGCAGGGGATATTCCAACAAGTGGAAGCGTGTCTTTTTACTTAAAGATGTACAATGCAAAGCACGGTCAGACCCTGCCTAAAAGTTACACCATGGAAATAAAAGCAGTTACGGGATCCACGGGCACTCGCGAATGGGAGGAGGGTTTTGGTCTAGATATGGAAGGCTACACCGATTCAACAGCTGGTGGCATAGGTTCTAACTGGATAAACAGAAAGTCAGCCACAGCTTGGACAACACAGGGTGGTGATTACGCTAACCCAGATACGGACCTTTCTTCGTCATTCACGCAGGCTTTTGATGGCGGCACTGAAGACCTAGAGGTTGACGTAACAACTTTGGTTGAACAATGGCTAAACGACACAAATAATGTGCTTGGAGTTAAAAGTAACTATGGCTTTGGTGTGATGCTTTCCTCTAGCCATGAAGCTGAGTCAAGGTCCTATTATACTAAAAAGTTCTTTGCCAGGGGCTCAGAGTTTTTCTTTAAGCGTCCAGTTTTGGAAGCACGCTGGGATTCAAGAGACCTCGACAATAGAGGTAACTTTATTTACTCAAGTTCTCTTGCAACAGCGGACGAGAACTTAAATAGAATTTATCTTTACAACTACTTCCGGGGACAGCTAAGAAATATTCCTGGTATCGGCACGGGCAATATTTATGTAAGTCTATTCTCTGGCTCGACAGACGATTCGGCTCCATCTGGAAGCGCACTTGAGCTTGTAGTCGATGGCACCCATGTTACACATGCAGGCCGCAATAGGGTTGTGACGGGCTCCTACTCGTCAACAGGGATCTACACTGCTAGTGTAGCGCTAACAGCTGCCACAGCTCCACTAGAAACAGTTTACGATGTGTGGTTTAGTGGTAGCGATTCCATTGCTGACGCTACCGGGGCATCAATACAATACCATACTGGCTCAATAACACCGTCTACGGTTGGTTCTTATGAGGTGGCTCCGTCCGACAAGTTTGTAACCAATATAACTAACTTAAAGCCAGTCTACTCTACGTCCGAATCAGCTAGGTTCAGAGTCTTCGTGCGGTCTAAAGATTGGTGCCCAACAGTTTATAACGTAGCCTCCAAGGTAGCAGAAAACACGGAGATAGAGAGCGGCTCTTACAAGATATTCAGAATAATAGACGAACTTGACGTTGTTCCGTATGGAACAGGAAGCGACCTACACACAGCAATGAGTTACGACATGTCTGGTAATTATTTTGATCTTGATATGTCGATGCTGCAAGAAGGCTATATGTACGGGGTTAAGTTTACTTATTATAATAATTCGATAGGTGACTGGATAGAACAGCCAGAGGTATTTAAGTTCAGGGTTGAAAAATGAGTAGTAAGAATCTTTTTGATAAGGGAAAATCCTACAAGGTACTTTCTTCGGTTGACCCCGACACCTTGGGTCAAGACGCTGAATCGTATAAGAATATACGTGCTAAGGTAACCGACAAAAATAGATTTATCCCAAATGTAGACTTTGCAAGTGCATCAAACTTTGTTCGCTACGGTTCTGCTAAAAAGTACTATGAAACATCGTTTGATAGAATCACCAATGAATATCCTTACGATGGTTCTGCTGCTGAGAAGCAAGAATTCCACAATAGCTCATCTTATTTAGATCTCTACATCTACGACCACGAATACCCAACCACAACTGGCTATGGTAATTTTGGTATCACAGCAGATTATACTGGGATTGCCGGTGCTGGCCCCACACTTTACGAGTCCTCTGCTACAACAAAGATTGGATGGACAACCGGGGGGATAACAACTCTAGAGTACATAGAAATTTTTGGTGGCCCACACACTGCTTCCAGCGGCATGGTGGGCAAAACAATACACTCAGAGTTTAGCGCTTCAAATATTTACGACTCGGATATATACGACACAGAGGGCGTTTTATCGCTCGGCAAACAGGGTACAAGAGAATCTAATCTTAGGTTTGATTTATCTAAGGGCGTCACAACAGAGTTTTGGGTAAATTTCAACAGCAGTTGGACAAGCATACACACCGGGGTCCCCGCCAACCAGGTCTTGTTTGATTTACACAATGGTGCTCTTAGTTCTAGTGTTGGGTACGGAAGGCTCCTCATCTTTGCCACTGCCAGTAGCGACAGCGCTGGGGTAGACCCGATTAGGGTCCACTTAGCATCTGGATCTAATGTGTGGGACGTTGGGTTTGGTGGCTCTACTTTTACTACGTCTTCACTAAAAGATACATGGAATCATATTGCCTTATCATTTGTTTCTAGCTCTACGCAGTTGGAAGCAAAGTTTTATCTTAATGGTAATCTACACGAAACTGAAACCAACACAACTGTTGCTGCTCTTGGCGAAATCACTGGGTCTCTAAAGGCCAGGATCGGTGCTGGTGTGTTTGGGCCATCGGGCAGTACAAGCACTTCAATCCCTGGTAACCAACAAACTAATGGCCATAGCCCATTCTATGGCTCAATGGACGAGTTCAGGTATTGGAAGACAGCCAGAACCCACGAAGAGATAGCAAAGAATTACTTTAGACATGTTGACGGCGGCACAAACACAGACATAGCCAACACAGAACTTGGTGTTTACTTTAAATTTAACGAGGGAACTGTCGGTGACACAACGACAGACTCCACCGTTCTTGATTACTCTGGAAGAATAACTAACGGGATATGGAACAACTATCCAGGCTCAGGTGCTCGAAACACAGGCTCAGCGATTGTCTCAGCAAGCGCAGCACCTTTTGAGGTAGAAGACCCCGTCATCTACGCAGATCACCCCCTAGTGTCCGCTAAGAGGGCAGAATTAGTTCTTAGTGGCTCCTCATACGACTATCAAAACAATTCTTCCATATACTACAGTCTCCCATCATGGATCATTGAAGAGGAAGAGGAGAAGGGTGGCGAGATATTAAACCTTACCCAGATAATGGGAAGTTATTTTGATACTTTACACACTCAAATTAAAGAAGTCAACAGACTAAAAGATGTTAGTTACACAAGCTCCAGCTACAAAGCTAGCCCATTTTCCAATAGATCTCTAGAATCTAATGGTCTGTTCGCACCTGAGATATTTGTCGATGCAAGCGTTTTAGAGCAATTTAGAAGACAAAGCGAAACAGAATTTTATGAAAAAGATTTATCTGAAATTAAAAACTTAATATATCAAAATATTTATAATAACCTTGTTTATATCTATAAGTCCAAGGGGACAGAAAAATCTTTTAGGAATGTGATTAGATGTTATGGTGTAGATGACGAACTAATAAAAATCAATTTGTATGGCAACAACGTTGTACACAAGTTGCGAGACAATTTTAGAAGTTCTGTGGCAAAGAGAAAGTTTGCTGACTTCAACCACCCTACTAGATTTGAATCTACTATTACACATCAAACGTCTAGCGCAAATCCGAATACATTGGATGTCACATACCTCTCTTGCTCTTCAAATTCTTCAACTGCGGAGATAGAGGTTTTATTTCCAAGGAAATTTGAGCCAAGCGAGCAAAATTATTTTTCAACTGACTTTTTAAGCTCCTCGGTATTTGGATATCATAGGGTAAATACCTCTTTAGATTTGCAAGATTTCGCAGGCTATTCAGCAGCCACTGACAGAAGTTTGCAGCTATACGCGGTTAGAACTTATAAGAACTCAAAAGATGTTTACTTTGTTTTAGAAAATCCTGACAAGAGCGTCTTCTTAACAAGTAGTGTATACCAAAATGTATATGATGATGCAAAGTGGAATTTTGCAGTTCGCACATATCTAAGTAAAAAGGACCAGGCTAATAAAATTTCTGGCTCATCTGGGACAAGTGGAGAGTCCAATGTTGTACTGGAACTGTACGGCGTAAACACTGAGCTAGGGGTTGTGAAAAATGAATTCACTGTTAATGGTGTTCTAGCGCAGTCTAGCACCAATAATGGTTATATATCAAACCCAAGAAGGTATTATATAGGAGCTAACAGGGCTAACTTCACCGGCTCTACTGTCACAAAGTCTGATGTAAAGGCTACTTCCTTGCGTCACTGGAATACGTTCTTAGAGAATGAAGAGGTTACCGCACATGCTAAAAATACTAATTCTTATGGCCTGCTTAGGCCGCACGAAAGTGCTTTCTTATACGATACAGACTTAGATGATAATATTGTACCAAGAAAGGAAACACTTGCTCTACACTGGAATTTAGACGACATATTAACATCAGACGCTAACGGAGAATTCTTAGTAAATGACTTTTCGTCTGGCTCAATAGCGAAGAGAGACAGGTACCCAGGAGATTTTGGACATTCAGTAGGCAACCAGTACACAGGAAGGGGCTTTTTCTTCCCGGCTAGTTCAACCGACTCAGTTTCTGTTGAATATGTCCAGACAGCGGTTCAGTCGCCACCAGAGGTCATAACTAGCGACGATATGACGAAAATATTAGACTTTGATGATGAGACTTTCACAAGGGATAGTAGGACAATTAATCATTTCTTCGCAATTGAAAAGAGCATGTACCAGACAATATCTGAAGAAATGCTAAACATGTTTTCAACAATTGTTGGCTTTAACAATCTTATTGGCGAGCCAGTCAATAAATATCGCCAAGAGTACAAAGATTTAAATAAGTTAAGAAGCTTGTTTTTTGAGAATATTGAAAACACGCCAGATCTTGACAAGTATGTTGATTTCTACAGATGGATAGACTCATCATTATCAATCATTCTAGGCCAGTTGATTCCAGCGTCAGCTAATACATCTGATGATATCAGAACAATGGTGGAGAGCCATGTTCTTGAGAGAGCTAAATACGAAAATAAATTTCCTACCGTTGATCTAAAGACTGGTAGACTGGGGACAGACCTGGCTTTAGCTGGTGGTGTGGCTGGTGCCCATGAGTTTATCCCAGAAGAAATACCAAACTACAGGCACATCCAGGCTCCAGTTTCAAACGACCAAGCCGATAACACTATCTTTTGGAGTTATGCGGACGCCACTAACCCAGTTCTTTCCTCCAGTGATGCAGGTGTAAATGAAACCAGAGCAGCTATTATAGCATCTAAGAGATTTGGCAGAGAACGTAGAAAGTCAACACCAGTCAAAATAACATTCGAGTCCAATCGTGAGGACAAGACTTCAAGATTTGGCACAGGACGTAGAGCTATTCATGGTGGTGTTAACCTTCCTCCAATGACCAGGCCTGGTGCTTTCATGGACTCGTACACAGAGAATTACGGATCACAGGTTTCTACCCTGACCAGAGACAGCGACTCCATCAGGGACATAAACGATGTTATTCACCCCATGCACAAAAAATACTTCACTTACTCAGACTCAGCGCCCCCATTTAGTGAAGTGAGCCCACAAAATTATCATCCTGTCAGATATTTAAGTGGTGGTCTAGATACTGGCTACAACACTACCTTTACAGATTTCCAGGCTGTCAACATACACTCATTTGAGTCTTACCATTTAGGCGGGGAAATCCCGATGCAGACCCCATTCACTGAAAAGTTTGTAGGGGGCTTCTTGTCAAGACACCAGAGTGTCTCAGACGGTACTGACGACGCTTCAACTAGAGCAGAGAGTTTTTATGCTGGGCAAGTTGCAACAGGTATTAGATTTCAGAGTATGAATGACGGTCTTTGGCCTCGTGCAACAAGGCCATACTCTGTCTTCACGAGAAATGTAAAAGTCAAAAGACCAGTCAACATTGAAAACCTACAGATAACCACTGGTAGTGAGACACTAGGCAACTACACAAAAATTAGAGAAGTTGTGCAGGTTGCTGGCAAGGTTGGTGGAGACAGTCAGTTTGTTGCTAACGAAGGCGTCGCAGTTACAAATATAACCTCTATCCATGTAGACGGGATTGCAGATAGAGAAATATTGCATCCCTCAAGCTCTAACCACATGATGATAACAAGGTTCTCGTCACCTGGCGGGCCTGATACTTCTCACGGTAGTTTAGACGTAGCCACGTCACAGTTTAGTGTGTACAACGCACTACCTTTTAGGAATCTATTAGTCAGGGCACCACTTAGAACCCTACTGTCAGCCTCAACCTCGCAGTTTGGGTTCAGGCCAGGCGTCACAGCCACGTCCGCTGATTACTCTGGCGTTGCTAACTTCCACAAGGTGAACAGAAACACACTTAACCAGATAAAGTACAGTAATGCTTTTACCGATGATGCAGGCACTGTTGCTACTGCGTCTGTTAGCGACAATGCTTTTATAACTCACCCTATCCCGCAGAGTGACTTGCAGTATGCTTGGCTTACTTCATCGTATGAGTCAACTCCTGTTGGTGGCACTCGTGCTAGCGGCAGAACCATGCTTGGTTACGCGCCAAGAGACTTTGAGGTTTCCACCTCTGCCGGTTATACAAACGCAATTGCTTTTAACTCTGAGAGTCACTATACAAGCTTGGGCGAGGAAATAAATATTTCACCGTCTAGGTTAAGCTTGGTTGTTCGAGACCCAGTCTCAGCATCAGCACAAACTTTGGGTTTCCCACTAGGGGCACATGTGGGTAGAACCGATAGCCCATATATTATAGTCGACCATAACACGTCCCAAAGAATAAACGACCAAGGCACTGTATTGGAAGCCATATCCCCAGCTATTTTCTACAACCGTGGCTATGTGCATGGTTATAACACATGGAATCAAATAAGAGGTTATGACCATCCTGTTGCACAAGCGCTTAGAGAAAGCCATACTATTTCTGTGCTTGTGCCTGATAGACAATCCTACACCCCAGAGGGCAGAGTCCTACCAGCACAAAGATATGGTAGTTTTAAGCAGTTTAGAGAGTCACCAATTATTTCCAAGTACAAGCCAATCGTACAGACAATTGGTGATTATGACATTGCTTCTAGTTATGGCAATAACATCAGCTATTACTCTAGCCAAGAACTAAATCAAAATTATGCTCCTGTCCACCGGGAACAGCAGATTTATGATAAAGTTAAAGATTTGTATGATGACTTTGTTGGCCTTACCTATGCAGAGACAATCTACCCTGCCGAAAAGAATGTATACGATAATAGAATCCGCCAAAGAGAAGGCTATACAATCAACTACTGGCACTCTAACAGAGCAACTAGAAATGCTAATAGAGCCAATAAAGTTAGCTTCGCTGGTCAAAGCAAGTACAGTGTTTGGGCACTAGATGGATTTTTTAATGCTACTGGTGGTGGAGAAACTGAGGATAGTCTAAACTCTGTCATTGCCGCCCGGTTCAGACCTGCTGACGCAGAATCCGGCACGAGCACGGGAGAACTTCAAAATAATACCACCCAAGGACATTTCTCATCAAAAACATCGCTAACCGCTTCGGCACTCTATGCCCTCAAGCATTGGGTCGCCACAACATCATCTGCAACAGCGCGTTCTGGTATATCCATAACAAATGCAGGATCAGCTGCTGGAACTGGTGATAGAATATTTGGTTTCGTTGGTGTTGGAGGCGGCAATGCCAAATGGCAAGCTGGGGAAATGGCTGGCCGCATGGAGAACGGAGTATTTGTCACAAGCTCCGCAAACAGGCAAGTCCCGGCTTATGATTCGTACAGCGACTATGCCGAGGAGCTAAGAGTAAGAAACAAAGATTATTCCATAGTTCCAGAATTTCGTATCAGTGACCACATGCCATATTACGTATCAACAAACAGTGGCGATTTCCATGTAAAAAACACTGCCTCTTTTGATATTTTTGGTGCAACTGTGTCCTCTGACTACCCGACAGATAGCTCACAAGAGCAATTTTATAACGTCTATTCAAACAGTGACTTCCTAAAATATTTTGATGTTGTCAATGAAGAGCACGCTGGTATTCCATTAAGTCAGTCAATAACCTTAACGTGTAAGGCACTAATGAAGTTCTTGCCATACAATGGATTCTATCCTGCCGAGAGAACCTTGCAGATGGCAACCCAGTTCTCATCATCATACTCTAAGTTTGTTGAGTACACGGGAGCAGATTCGACTCTTGAGAATGCGAAGATAAGACCATTCTTAGAGACAATGTTTGCCCCTGGAGTTGTATACAATTCTATTAAATCTGGTATAGGGGTTCCATACCCAGTATTAACAGCAAGCTATGAAGTGCAAGAACTTGGCTCTTACTACGCAATTAGTTCTAGTGTCAATGGCAGTAAATTTAGAATGATTGATTTTGAAGCTGCTGTCGAACCAGAGAAATACCTTACCGAAGTGCCCTTGGTAGATATGGCCCCGCACCCCAGTGCATCACTAAACATAACTGCATCTTGGAATGGCCGTGGTGATCCACTGTATAGTATGATGGCACACAACTTTTTTGGAGAGGTCCCAGAGTTCTTCCTCCCACAAGGAAACATGACAACAATTACTTCTCTACCAGAAAGTGACCCAAGGTTTGGAAACGCGATTAGTGGCTCTGTTTACAATATGCGTGTGAAGATGTATCGCAGCATGAACATAGCACGCTCCTCGTCTGCCGATGTTGTTGGCTTGGAGTTACCACAAGACAACCCCCTGCAAACAGATCTACGAGAAACATTTACCATGTATAGCAGGCCTTCGGCCTTCTTCCATGCTGTAACGGGCCGTAACGCCATCACAGCTGCCACTGACCATGATGGAACCTATGGGCAGCAGATGCTAGACAGTTACAGTGGCTATAACTGGGTTGCAACACCTCCATATTATCATGGCGAAGCTTGGCTTGATGTTCAATTCACAGCTACTGAAACAAAGAAATATACATTAGCTGAAATACTGGGGGGGATAGATGGTACCTTGGAGATAAGGTTTGACCGTGTAGGCAGTGTACACAATCCAGGCAACGATGCAGGCTATTACGCAGATGGCCCAGCAGCCAATCCTACAACTTTAAGAAACAATATACTAAACCTACAGGATACTATTATAACTGATGGCAGGGCAAGAATAAAATCAGTTACTTATGATCCGGTTACAGGAAAGGCTCTTGCCGTAAGTGACGATCCAGAGGCAAACCATATAGCGCATGTTATCCAGCCTAAATGGGAAACACCTATGTTAAACTTTGGAGATTCGTTAGTTAACTTAAACAACAACTTGACTATCCCCACTTATGCCTCCGAGTCGGTGCCAAGAGGCATGTGGCATCAGTTCGGCCTACCACCTCAAAGTCCGGAGCAGGGCATCTTCTTGCAAGTCACAGACATACCTCAGGATTGGTTAGACTCCCACCCAGGTGTAGGTGATACATTTTATAACAATGGAAATGTTAGGTCTCTTGTTGACTTAATGGGGTTTGACCAGACACCTCGTAGGCTTGGCGAAGTCGCTGTGAACAAGACAGTTAAGGAAGCGGTCATAGCAGTTCCTTTTACAGGTGATGGGCTAAAGAAGCAATTTTTTGAAATCTCGGAGGAAAATTATGCAGCAGCTGTAAATGGAGACCTAGGAGAAGGAAACTCGATACAGCAGATGGTGACTAAGCTACAGAATTATGTTCTTCCGCCTAAAATGGACTTTATCACATGCAGTCATGTTAAGCCTTTTGCAATGTACGTTTTTGAGTTTGAGCATAATTTCGATAAAGATGACTTAATTCATATATGGCAAAACCTTCCACCGAAATCAGTCGACAAGATACAACAAAAAGAAGTTTCTATAAATCATCGACTACTAACCCAAGAAATACTGGGCACGGACGAAATGCCATCTAAATTACAGTGGATGGTGTTCAAGGTCAAGCAGAAGGCAGTTAAAAACTACTTCTCTAAGGTAGCCTCTAAGCACGGTGATAGTTTAGATGATAAGAGGTTTAAGTTTGAGTTTGAGGTAGCCGGCAGAACTAAGGAACTGGATTACAGTTATAACTGGCCGTATGATTTCTTCTCTTTGGTCGAACTAGTTAAGATAGACGCATCGGTTGATCTAGTCAAGGACACAGAATCATGAAGTTTTTAAATAAAAAAGAACAAGTCCTAGACACAGTATTGACCCCCTATGGCGAATACCTACTTTCGTCCGGTCGCTTTAAGCCAGAGTATTATGCTTTTTTTGATGACAATATTTTATATGAAAGTGAATATGGAAGGCCAAACGAAACTCCCGCAAGGGAACAAAATTCAATAGAGCCTAGAATCCAAGAAGACACCCCCCAGCTAGAAACCCAAGTGGTTTTCTCTAGTAGAGACGTGTTCCACAATAAGCCACTTGTTAGAGCGGCTCCTATTTCTTTAACAGCGCCAGTACCAGCGGGAGCATCGATGTCATCACCTGGCGTAGCTTCAAAGCCAGTAACTGGCGCACCTACTGGCATTGGGATTTACTCAATGGCTACCATATTTAATATAGAACAAACAGCTGACAGTTTAGCAGGGCTAAAAGATTCTTATGTTTTTGAAAGAGACTTCTACGGCCCTCAATATACACTAGGCACAAGCGATAACTTGTCCGTAGAGGCCCCAGCTTGGTCTGTGTCCATGATAAGGGGAGAAATAGCAAGTGCCGCCGCTACTTCAACTGGGGCTAACAGGCCCACAATAGATATTCCACAAGTTGATGTAACTCTAACATATAACATTGATGTGATCTCAAATGAGAGTTTTATTTCCGACACTGAACTGGCTGTAAGGTTTGACAATGGTGAAATCCTAGATATAGAACCAGAAATACTGATAGCTCAAATAAAAGAATTAAATGCAGAGTTCTCTAAAGACAACTTTGAAATTGAAGTTTTTGAATCCACAACAGAGAGTGTTGCGGGTGCTGAGACAGCTACTGTGGAAGTTCTTAGGCCACTTAAATTTAGGAAAAGCCCCTCTTTAGTGCAGAACGATATCCTGTTAGATGAGAGTGAAGTGTTTACATCTAGGGAGCCTATAACCCCTGATCACGTCCAATATTACTTTGATATTAAGGTCGACGGACAGATTGGGTCACAACTGATATGCTCTTCTATTGAGGAGAACAAAAAATCTGGTAGATATATTAATGTTGATTTTGAGTGCGAGGACGTTAAAAATATTGCTTTTGTTGATATTTATAGTACAGATGCAGCATCTAGGCCTTGTCCAGATCTAGATGACCCATGTGAGGACAGACCTGGGACGGTTTATTAATGCGCACAGAGGCTGAAATAAGACAAAAGTTAATTGGCGAAGTATTGCCTTACGTGTTCATAGAATCAATAACTGTTGATCACGTTCCTGCAATACTCCGCGAAAATATGCTTTCTAACACAACAAACGAGCCACGATTTCTTAAAAATGAATATGGCACGAATAAGCAAGTGGTTAGTACAGGGGCCTTAGAAGACAGAGAAGAGGGGCAGTTCTATAAAGTGTCTCTAAAGATATCTATGAATGATTTGCTAAATAGCAGTATTTGGTTCAACACCCCCGCTAGAACGGCAATGAAGATAAAAATATTTCAAGCTACTAGCAAAGCTGCGTTTGATTTGGCAAGCTCTGCCAACTTTACAGATTTACTCAATTTGCCTAACTCTATAAAACCTCACTTAAAAGAAAAAATTATCTCAATCCCAAACGGTAGAAGTCTATCTGAATACGCGACTAGGCAGATAGATGGCTTTGACGATGTGCTCTGTACGATAAAAATGCAACAAGATTTTTATATTAAGTCTAACTATCTTGGCTTTGTAGCATTCCCATACATTGACGTGCCACCGTTATATGGGTCGAAGAACGTACAAAAAGTTTTTAATAATGGCAAGCTAGATTCTTCATCGTACAGCTATTATTCTCCTGATGGCAGCTTGTGGAAGGGCCCGGTGCATGCACATCCTGAAAGGGGAGTCATGGAGGGCAAAGCACATTCTGATAGACCTCACAACACTCTAACAGTCGTTGAACATGAAAATAAAATTAATGATCTAAGAATTTTTAATAAGTTTTTATCGTTGCAGGGCGATATTAAATTGTCTGGCCCGAAGACTAGGAAAAGAAATTATTCTGACCTTTTCTTATCTGGTGACTCACAGGGAACCGTTAAGGGGTTTTTTGCATTTGATTTTGTTGGGTTCTTGTCTGAGAACTCTGTCTATAACGGCCTGATGAATAAAAGAAATTTAAAAAAGCTTATGAGCCTGACTAACATCCAAAAATTCTCTGTCTACAGGGATAGGATAAATGATTATGAAGCGGGCGATACTACAGTTTCAAACATTATAACAAAAAGTAGCCCCGACAGAACTGTCTTAGTTGCACACAGCCCACAGACAAGGCAAGCAAATCGAATGCCAACAGTTATAAATATAATAGATGACAACGGCGATGGGGTCAAAGAAAAGAAAATTGGATCAGCGAAAGAACTAGTCATTTCAGGAATGGGTAGCAAGAGGTCTTTTTCGTTTGTCGATCATGATATGTCTTACGCTGACGGAGGGTCTTATGTTTATGGTGTTGATATAGATGCCGCAGACCCCACTAAGAAGCTACTCAAGCTACAAATTCTAGCTTTGCGTGAGGCAAGAAAGCAGATTCTTTCGTATTACGAGGAGGCCAAACAGCCAGGAAATTTCAACGCTGCCACTGGGCAGTTTAGCCATGAATACCTTTCTTACTTAAGAAAGATATATAACCTTGATATACGTATTAAAGGGCCCACACCAAGGCCAGTCTATACGCCTTGGAGACTAGCTCCAAAAATATACTTTGATGCTTTAGAAACACTCTTGGGCACAAGAATCCGCAAGTCTGATAAGAAGTTATTACAAAAGACACTTTATCCGTCAACTGGTAGTTTAGACGGCGTAGAGAAGTTTATATCTTTGCTAGACTCTCTAATGGTGCAGCTGAGTCCTCATGAAAATGTGCAGGCAGAAGCGAAGTCAAGAACTTCTGGTAAGCGCGGCGCTAAAATAAAAGATGATATTTTAAAGTCACAAAAGCTATTTGATAACAAGCCTTGGAGAAAGACACGAGTTAAAAACGCTGGATATCGCTTGAATTACCTACAAGGAGCCCTAAGGCGCAGCCAGGACAGCTTAGTTCGCATAAACAGAAACTCTTTAGTAAGTCGATTTAATGTCGAAGCAAATAAGTTTTTCCCTGAGGTTGTGGGCAAAAGAGAGAACCAAATTGTCAATGATGAACTTAAAGGTTCTCGAAAGACATACTTTTCACATTTAACCCCCAGTGTTGTGGAGACTGACGGCGATAAAATTGTTTTGTCAAAGCAAAATGTCGGGTCTTATGAAAAGACATCTCAAGCTCTATCGCGCCGCAGACAGGGGACGAGTACAGATGCCTCCTCCATCGAATTGTTAAAAAACATGGGTGTTACGGTTAGTTCGCGAAGAAGAAATAAATCTGAAGCTGGTAGTAGAGTAGAAGCATCTGACTATTTTGGAGATGATACAAACCTTACAATTAAAGGCAATGACAAAGCCGCAGGTGAAGATAGAACCCAAACAAGCATAGAAGACGAAAAAGCAGAAGAAATACGTAATGCGTTGATAGGTAAGAAGCGTGGGGACAGAACGTATGGTACCGATATTGATAGAAATGATAGTCTTCAGAGAAGATATTTAAAAATGCTTCAGCGCGAATCGTTATCTGGCGAACAAGAGGCAGAAGTTGATGTCTTGGAGCAAACTACTGTATCTGTAAAGTATGTGACGGGCTTTGATAGTAAAATGGAGCCCCTGTACAGTATGAGCATACCACAGTCTGCAAGCCCGGTATTATATGTATTCGAGACTGAAGGTGAAAATAGTGAACAACAAGATTTAATTAACGACTCAATTGGGCTGGTAGATTCATCAGGCGGGCAAGTTGAAGAGGAAAAGTTAAAAGAAGATGATCCGTGCGAAGACACTATTATAGTTCGAGAAGTGCCTGATGATTCATCACAAGAGATTATCACTGAGGACCCCTGCCCGGACGGTCACAAGTATAATTATGATACTGGAGAATGCGAACCGGTCACTCGTGTCCCACCAGCGGACCCCGTAGACGACAAGGACCCTCCCTCAGAGGACGTACAGCCAGAGGTTGGGCAGACTTATCAGAATCCGCCTAAGCCGTCGTCTCAGCCACAAGCAGCCGTACAGGCTCCGACCGCAACGGTGCCTACTACAACAGTAGCTACGTCCGAACAGCAGCAAGGATATTTTGTGAGAAGAGCAGCGACCGGTACAACAGGCGGAGGTAATAATGCCTACTAAAAAGTACATAAGCCCCGACGTATTTCCATTAACAATACGTGATAACTTTAGAAAACTCATGGGACAGCATTATGTTATCAATGAAGACGGAAGTGTTAGTTGGAATCCTGATGTTAAAATCTTACCAGACCCAGGGGTTTGGCCACTTGGTGTTAGAGCTGATGATCAGATCGCGACATTTCAGCCAGAGGATCCAGGGCAATCGCCCACTACTTTACGTATAAGAAGGGTGCCGACATCACTTGGTACCCTGACTAGCGAACTTGGGCTTGGCAGAGACGCGCTTTCTGGCCTAGCGACATTAGACATAAAAATTACTGCTGATTACTTAAATTACAGTTCGATTAATAGGTTCACTAATGACCTAGATTTTATTTTTAAAAATCCAGAAGATGGAGATGGCCTGTTCTACGATAGAACATTTCAATTTAATACTCCTGAGCTTGTTGATTATTCATCCATTTCAGAGTACAATTACCTGGTAGAGGGGTATGAGTCACAGATTAAGAATTCTAGTGAGCGTATTTTACCAAACCATTACAACTTAAGCATTATTGAAAGGTCAGGCGATGTAGCGAAATTTGAAAGCGCTACAGGTTTGTCGCTTGTTGTGTCAACGCCTGGGTCTTTTCCAGCTATGGAGCCATACCAGGACACGATAGACCATACTTTACTAATGGGCTCCATAGGAGATCCACTCGACCCTCTGTCAATTATTCGTGACCAAGGGTTATTTTCCGAGTCTTATATTGAATCAGAATTTTTAGAATCCGGCTTAACGCTAGAAGACTATCTACTAGCCGATCTTGATAAGACACTAGATATTAAGTATAGCAATTATTTTAGTGCTTGGCCGAGCGGATATGTGGATTTAACATCTGAGAACCAGACAACTCTTGAAAACAAGGGTAAAAATATTATTTTTTCCGGTGTCACAGGCACGGCTTTAATCAAAGATACTTTTGTTAATGCTTTGCCCACACAAAATAAGTTACCATTTTATTCATCAGTCAAATTCTTGCCTGAAAGCTATGGTACACTATCAACATCGTTGGGTGCTGGACTAGGCACTGTAGAGATGAAGCCAATCGCAGCCGAACTACATCAAAATCTTTTGTATTCAACCTTTGGTTCACACATAGCTGGTGTTTATGATTCTGGTTATGTTGATGCCGGGGACCCTAATACACCTGAATATTCGTTTAGTTCAAGAACATTTTTTGACCAATCCAATTCAGATGAAGCTAATTTATTAGTTTCTCCTGAGTTACATGATTATATAAACTATGCCTCTAGCCTTATAGGGCCCAAAGCTGCTGGCTCATTTACTTGGGCCATTGGATACCATGGCGTATCTAGTCTATTCGGAGTAGAAACTGGACCTTCTCCTGTTACAAGCTTTGCCCTTGATGACAAATTATTTATTGACGTAGATGTAGGAGTGCCAGAATTTGAAACTGATTTGGCTTTAAGACTGTCAGAAGAATATCCAACAGCTCCGTTACCCGTTCAATCAATAGCAATAAATAATTTTATTTTTCAAACCACACAAATGACTACGGCTACGCCCCTTAGTTCGCCAGCGTCCTCAGTCTACGGGGTAGGAGGAACAGAAGGTTTAATAAACCAAGTCAATGAGTCATTCAAAAGCCGTCGCGGTGCGTCTATAAATATTGGTAGGCTCTACAAAGAGTCCTTTGAAGACGGTCTACCAGCACATAACGAAACAGTTATGTATCGAATAGCAAAATATGTGGGCACTAACACAAATGTTGAGCCAATTCAGAATATATGGATCCCAAGCCAAATAGCAGACAAGGGTGGATTATCCTCTAATATTGAATATATCGATTCGCAAGTTAAATACGGTCAAGAGTATACATACCAAGTTAGTGCTCTTAAATACGTTTTTGGATTAAAGTACGGGTACAAAAGAATAGAAGAGCCAAAAGTTTCTGTTGTAGAGACTGTCTTGGACGATGGCGGGATAACAATAGGCTATATTGTTGAGTGGACTGGATTTGCCAATCTTTTTGATGATTGGGAGCTAGCCATAGCAGATATTCCTGGCTCGCCTGATCCGGAGTGGGCAACCTACGCAAACCTTTATGACCCTACTTTTAACTACGTTCCTAGTACTCCGTCAGTTGTTGGCTCAAGGGCAGATACGTCACCTGGCTTTAATCGTAAAAATAGATATTTTTTAAGCATTGAAAGGCTTAACGAAATTTTAGAAACTTCTTGGACCTTAAAGCCAAGCTCAGGGCGACACACAGGCAGTTCAATTGGTAGGCAGTCATTAAGTTGGAAAGAGATATTTGGTGGTGGAGACTGGGGACCAGAATATGAAGTAACTCCTGAGACCCCGGTCAACACAGTCTCAGGTGGTCCTTTTGGGATTTTATCCTTAAGGACAGCTATAACAACGGATGGCGAGATAATGCCGCCTGGGGGAGCGCCCACAGGCACTCCTGGAACTGCTCTAAGTGTATTTTTACCAGAAAACTTTAGTGTTCTTGACTGGTTAAATTTGTGGTTTGGCGCTGGCGTAGAAGACCAATATGAGCCTGGTCGTTTGCCTAATATTCTGTCTTCTTTGCACACACCTGGTACGGGTCATTTTCGCGCTCAATATATACCACCATCGCACCATTTATTAGATAGCGTATCCGCAGAAGGCGGTCCTGGTTCGTATCAAGTTGTTGGGTTTGAAAATTTCGCAACTACTTTAGGAAATGTGTCTTATGGCTCAATTGAAAAAGTTGAACCTGGCACTGGTACTACGACAGTAGAACTTACTGGCTATGAGGCTGAGTATCAAATAAAAATGAGACCCGTGGCAGAAATTGTAGAGGTTCCTTATTTTACCACAACAACCTCCGTTCTCTCTAAGCCTCCACCGCCTCCAGAAATATCAATAACCCCGTACAGAGGTATAAACGACACCCTATTACTAAGCTTGTCTTCTACCAACATCGAAGTCGAGCAGTATCCCATACCAATTGAAGAGGGCGAAGATAAATTATTTGAAATGCACTTAAATGCCCAGAATTCACTTGATGGTAAGATAACATTCTCGCAAGATGATAGCACAGCATTTTTCCAAATATATAGAATGGATACGCCTCCAAACAGCTACGCTGACTTTGCTGGTAAGCTGCGAAATACGTTGACAACCCTTCTGTCAAGCAAGGAAAAGATAGTTCGAGCCACTTCGATAGGGCATGATGAAGTTCTACTACCTAATATCAAGTATTATTATACATTTAGGTCTGTCGATTATCATGGCAATTATTCTAACCCAACTCCAGTATACGAAGTTGAATTGGTGGACGATTCAGGTGCTGTTTACTTATTGGTCAAGATGCATGAGTTCCCACTTGTAACAAACGATGTGCCTTCTATTGACATGAAGAAATTTATAGAGGTTATACCTGCTTTATCACAAGTAACCGCAGACATTCCTATCAATACTTCTGTCCCAGATCCTAGTGACCTAACGACAGTCGAGTTAGGAAATATTGATGATGCGGAACACCGTATATGGGATAAGACATTTAAGATAAGGTTGACCTCTAAGAAAACAGGTAAAAAATTAGATTTTAATGTCACTTTTAACAAAGAAGATAAAAGAATTAAAACTACGTAACTAGAAACTATTTATAGTACGCACTATTTAAACATTGGAGAGAGAGGAAATACCATGGCTTTTTTGGATAACAGTGGTGATATAATTTTAGATGCCGTTTTAACGGATGCAGGTAGGCGCAGACTAGCCAGAGGAGATGGCACTTTTAGTATTGCTAAATTTGCTTTAGGTGATGATGAAATTAACTATCGCCTTTACAATCCAAGTCACGCTAGCGGTTCTGCTTACTACGATTTGGAGATTCTACAGACCCCAGTTCTTGAGGCATTTACAAACCAGACCTCGCAATTACACCATAGGCTCGTAACTCTTAGCAGAAACGATTTTCTCTATCTACCAATTCTAGAGTTATTCGAGGTCAGTGGCACCACTAGAGACTCAGTTACAAATTCATTCTTAGTGGCTGTTAACGAAACAACAGAAGAAAACAGTAATATAAATGGGTATGACGGTGTTATATTTGGTGAGAATACAGACTCGGCTCTTAGTGAGACAATACGAGTTGATCAGGGAGTTGATGCAAATGGTAATCTTGCTATAGCGCAGCTTACTGGTGATCTCTTAGAAACTCAATATAGAGTTCAAATTGACAATCGATTTGGAACGTTGACGAGTACAGCAGGGTCGTCTTTAAGCGTTAACTTTGTTGACGAAGATAATATGGCTACATACATCGTTTCACAAGGTTCCCCAATTGTATCGCTTATAACTGATCTGTCGGCTGGCGGCTCTTCAGTCAATGGCCGAAGGGGAACCCGATTAGACTTTAGGATTAAAGCTTCGCTGAACCTAAATGGCAGTGACACTCTATTCACAAGGCTTGGTGGCACCTCTACCGTAAACGGCACCAGTGTTAAGCATATTGACACAGTTGTTAAGGTTACTGGCGAGACGACAGGATATAGCATAGATATTCCTGTAAGATATATTAAGGCATAAAGGAAGGCATATAATGGCATCAAGTTTTAAATCACTAGCATCTGGCGATGCTACTTCGACAAGAACTCTTTTACATGAGTCGATCCCAGTTACAGGCAGTATCGTGTCCGGTACTTATGGTGGAGACGCTGTCGCACTAGGATCGGAGCCACATATTAAGACATACTCACATGGCATGTTCCAGAGTGTCTTTGACTATCCACACCTAAGCTCATCAGCTAACCATATATTCGATATTACGTCTGGTATTGCTGATTCAAGTGCTCTTAGCTCATCTACAACTTCACAAACTTCCAAGAAAATTAACATCTACAACCAGATGGCACAGGTACTTATGGGGTATGATGAGACGGGCTCTGTTAGGTTGTTTGATGAGGATGGAAATATTGTTGCTGGTGGAACAAAACTCAGGGAATGCTATTTTGTAAACTTTTCTAGAATTTTAACTAAGGATGAAATTAAGAAAGGTACCTTTGAGATGCAGGTAATGACCGCTGATGGGTTTGCCCATGGCCCGGCTTCTGGTGAAAGACTCATAATCACCGATTTCTCAGGATCTGATGGGTATTTTGTTAACTCCCCAGCGGGAGAGTACGGAGTTTTATACGCCACATCATCCACCGATGTTGACGCTGTTTTGAGTGCCAATAGGAGGTTTGCTGTTGGACTCCTCTTCTACCAGGCTGGCGTTGCTGTGTTGAGTGGGTCGATCTTCTCAGATTCAGACGATGGAGGAATTCTGAACACTGGTGTGGGCACCGTTACATACAGCCCAGCGGGCGCATCTGTGACTGGCTTCAACACAATTACAGCGTCTACGAATGACGTTATGGCGGACAACTTAAGAAATAGATTGTATAATCTTCAGTTCAACAATACTACTGAACTTAACTCAACGATCTACTTCTGTCGAGTAAACAACTCAGAGTTTAACTATAGCGCCAACCCCACCTACCTGTCAACTTCTTCTGGTGGGCCAAGTGAAATAGTTATTAAAGATGGCTCTGTTGGCACCGACCCCCACAGCTATATTACTACAGTAGGACTCTATTCGGCGGATAATGAGCTTATGGCAGTCGCAAAGCTTTCTGAGCCAATTAAGAAAGACCCATCTAATGAGTTAACATTAAGAGTCCGCTTAGATTACTAGGAGGACTCTATGTCATTTTACAAATTTAATCAAAATGACTTATTTGTAAATTTCTTAGACACAAGCCCATCATGTAAGTTTGATGTTTATAACTCACAAATATTTTATAATAATCGTGGAGAGGTGGCAGGAGCATTTGTATCAAATGTTACCAATGTTCCTGCTGGCCACATCAGCTTATATGAATTAAATATTGATAGGACTGCTGATGATACTGGTCTTGTATTCCCTTTTATAACTAAAGGTAGTTCTTTAACAACCTTTAAAACGGTGTCTACAAGTGATTTTTATTCAACTGATTACGGTACTGATATAAGCGGTGCCACCTATCCATTGTCTGCCTCTATAACAAGAGAGTTTTTTGATACAAACCATTTTGCAACAATGAGGACAAATAACGAAACGGTTATTGTTGACGAAAGAGTTGAGCACCTTGGTATACCACTATCGCTACAAGGCGGTGACACAACCAGTGAAGGCCTACCAGACTATAATACAACTGACACAGTGACTAGTTTAGGCGTTGTGGCTAGGACTAGCGCAGACAGATTTGAGAGATTAAAAGGACTACTATCATCGTCTCACATAAACTCACTAAAGAACTCAATCAATTCTAAGTCTTTTATGAGCCCACACTATCGCTACTCTGCTACGTTTGGAAGCGGTTACAGTAGAGATCTAGACGAGGTGCCTGTAAACTTGATTAGTATTCCAAGTATTTTTTACGGTTCTGAGATAGAGCGAGGAACCATAAACTTAAATTACTACCTGACAGGAACTTTGATAGGACAACTAAGAGACGAGAACAAGAACGGTGAACTTATACAAGTTGGCCCAGAGGGCAGTGAAGGATCGGGCAGCGTTGCTGGTATAGCCCTGTACGAAGAAGGATTCGTTATACTTACTGGCAGTTGGGATCTACAGACCACTGGGCCTTCGTCTGATGCTTCGTTAGATTATAAGAACGCTGGGACTGCTGTGACCTCATCATGGCTATACTTTGCAGTTGGGGCTAACGACGGTATCCCTACGGATGGCGAGGGTGCTACTACAAGGGCTTCAGCAAGCTATGCCTTGCTCTTCTCCGGGTCTAACGAGGTGCCCGTCGTAACCATGCTAGCACACGCCCCTAAGGGACAACTAAACTATTCAAACAACCCAACATACCTAAGCCGCAGTACAGCCACTGGATATTATGCAAGTGCCACAAGCTCTGTGATCTACGGCGAGCCAAGCCTGCCTGTCGTTAATCTAGTTAGTTCATCATACACCACGCCAACAGCAAGTTTTGCAAAAGAAACATATATCTCCAAGATAGGTTTGTATGATGAAAATAAAAACTTAATTGGCGTGACAACTATTGCAAAACCTGTTAAGAAGACAGAGGATAGGGAATTTACATTTAAGGTTAAGTTGGATATATGATATTAGGGCTAGACGTTAGCACCTCAATTATAGGTTATACGATATTAGATGAGGATGCAAAATTAATAGAATGTGAAGCTTGGGACCTACGGAACAAAAGATACTTTCCGGATCTCTACAGTAAAGCTATGCATGTTAGAGATAAGCTGGAAGAAATTAGCAAGTCTCATAAAATAAAACATGTTTATATAGAGGAGCCGTTTGTGTTCTTCCGTGCAGGCGGCTCAACAGCCAAGACAATGGCTAAACTACAGGCATTCAACGGAATTACATCTTGGTTGTGTCATGACGCTTTTGGGTTTAGCCCAGTACACATATCTCCAGCACAAGCAAGAAAGCTAAACGGCATTAAAGTATCCAGAGGTCAAAAGGCAAAAGAAGTTGTTTTAGACTATTTATTGAAGAACGAAGATTCTTTTACTATTGAATATACTAGCAAAGGAAACCCAAAGCCAGCTTCATACGATAGAGCAGATAGCTTGATCATAGCAAAGGCCTGTTATCATATAATCGGAGAAACAGCAGAATGACCCTAAAACTAGAATTAACAGAAGAACAAATTTCTCAAATCATATCGGAAGAAACCAAATCTCTTATAGAGGAAAGACAACAGTTAGGTGAAGCGTTACCAGCAGCTGCTGTTGCTCTTGGATCTTTGGGTGCTAGAGCAGCTGTTGGTTCAGGTGGAGCATTGAGGTGGCTTGGCACTAGAGTTTTAGGGCCAGCGCTCAAGAGTCTTGGCAGAGTGATGTTTACAAGAGGGGGAGAGTTTAGCCTAAAGCAGACTGCTTTTGTTGGTGTTCCAACCTCTGCATATATAGCTAATAGTTTACAAGCCTGGGCGCAGCAACTCAGTTCAAACCCCGACTCAGAGAAAATACTTAAATTAATACCGGAGGATGCATCTGAGCCGTTAAAAGATTCAATGGTTGTTTACTCACAAGAGTATACAAATTTCTTAACAGAATGTTGTAGTTACATTTTTAATGCAACAGATTTTTATAGCAGAGCAAAAGAGTACATTCCAACTCTTGGGCTAGATAAAATATTATCGGGACAGATGCCAACGTCTGGAACTATAGATTATACACCTAGTAATCCAAGTACAGAAGCGATTGGCAGAAGGCAGGTATTTATCCAGCAAGCTAATAAGTTGACAGTACTAAACAATCCGATTAACCCAACCCCAATAAAGCAAGAATCCATGAAGAATTCATTGGCCAGCCTAGTCAAAAAGGTGGTCGCTTCTGAATGGCAGTACGCTAGAGATATTAGTACGGAAGATCGGTTTCCTATCAAAAGTGAATCTGAAGCAGAAAAAGCACTTTTAAGTCTTATTGACAGGGTGGTATCTTCTGCCGTTAATGCTAATAAAATTGTATTAAGCGGGGTTGCTGAGACAGAGAAGCAAGCGGCTGCCGAGGTTGAAAAAGAGGGCAGCACGCCAGAAGAGGCACGCAAGCAGGCCCAAACAGCGGTTAGTACAAATGTTAAACCAACATACCAACTGACTAGTCTTACACAAGAAGACATTTTAAATAATAAAGGGGTCTTGAAAAAGTTTGATAGATCCTTACCTTCTGGTGGTCAACAGGAAGGAATAGTTAGGGTCTTACAAGGATTGTTACAAACCGCAGGTATTAGAATTGGAAAAGATGGTTACTTTGGACCTAGAACAGAAAAGGCAGTAACTGATTTTCAAAAAAGAAATCAGCTAGAAGTGACTGGTCGAGTTGATAAACAAACTATGGAAGAGCTAATCGAAAGCTCAGTCGAACAAGAAATAAATGATGCTGAAGCTGGTGACTTATTACCACTAAAACCGGAACAGTTCGGACAGCAAACTGAGCAGGGTTCGGATAACTCGTTGCCATTTCCTGCTTTAGTGAAGAAAATTGAAAGATTAGAAAGTTTATTGCCAAAGGCAAAGAACAGCGAAAAGCTTAAGGCTAGAATACAAAGAGCAAAAGATAATTTGCAGGTTAGATTGGCTAAAAGAATTGAAAGACAACAAAGGAGATCAAAGAAGATGAAAATTACAGAAAGACAATTTATGTCTGTTATCTTGGAAGAAACCAAAGCTATTCTGGCCGAACAACCACGCGAAGCTTTGGACATGGACAGATACATCAGTTCTTTATATGATAGTATAAAGAGGGTAACCCCTAATATTACTGGGTCCGAAATGTACGGTATAATGGAAAAAATGAAGGAAGAAACCAGATTTGGTTACCCGGAAGGGCCTCTTCCAGATCCAAACATGTTAGACGGGTTAACAGACAACCAATTAAAATATGTGGTAGATCTATTGACCCGGTCTATATTAACATTTATGAAAAGGATTACAGTTGGCAACCCAAGATTAAGGCAAACATTTGAAAGTAAAATGAATGATATATTTTTGTCAGGCGGCCTGGTGGGCATTCTAGGACTAACATCTAGAATGTCACAGGCTATGGCCACTGGAAAATACACTTTTGCTGACGGAGGAGTTGCAGATCAAGTAGGAATTCAAAGACCATCACCACCTCCTCTCGGGACAAGCTCTGGCCAAGGCACAGCCCAGAATTTATCTAGAGCGACATCGAGAACAACTGGGATGGACGCGAGTGATTTACCAAATGATTGGAAGGCATTTGCGTCGAAGGATGAGGCGCACAAAGCAATGGCGAAAGCCTGGCTAGCAGCGACCGGCGGCGGCACGACCATAAGTGAGGCTGTCGCGCTTCCTAGCAACTCCAGCTTTAGATCTTTTGTGCAGTGGTATCGCGCAAGCCAAGCTGATGGCTGGAAAGGTATTGATGGACGTGGAACAGAAAGAGGGCCCACAGCTATTGCTAGCTATTTAAACAGCCAGGCACAACCTGCTACCGAACCAGAGCCTGCTGCTGAAGAGCCTGCTGCTGAAGAGCCTGCTGAGCCTCTTACGACCACAGCGAGAAGAAGGAGTGCAGTTGCGATGACGGCTGCTGGCCCTGCCATTGGTAAGGTAGTTAAGGACCTAAAAAACATCGAGAAGGCGCTCAAGGCAAAGAAAGGGCCGACTAAAACGGTTGTTTATGACTTCAGTAAGGCGGATAAGTTTTTACCAGGCAGCATTGCTGATTTTGGCAAACGTATGTTTGCTAGAGGCCCCGCTGGCAACAGAAAAAAAGCAATTAAGCAGATTGGCGAGATGATCACATTGCTGTTGCTTAGCCAGAGTGTGATTGAACAGGGAGAAGATGCGACTGTCGAGCAAAATGAAGAATTGAAGCGAAAAGCCGAAGAGATTCGAATAGAAACAGAAAAGATTCAAGCAGGAGTGTATGATAGCGAACCTGATGAGTTTGAAAGAGAAGCGGAAGAAGCACAGTTAGAAGAGTCGGTCAAGCGTCGTTGGCAAAAATTAATCAAGGGTTAGATGCTTGACTAGATTATCTCTTTATGCTATACTCATGGCATGAGAGAAAAACTGCAAATCCTAAAAGATGTTCTTGGTCAGTACCGTGTGTCAAACCAAGAACATCTTTTTTTATGCCCATACTGCGGGCACCACAAAAGAAAGTTCTCTGTTAACGTAGATAAGAATGTATACAAGTGCTGGGTCTGTGACACAAGAGGCACCGACCTCTACCAAGTCATCCGTAAGCACGGATCTTTCAACGACGTACAGAGGTGGCGTGTACTTACAAACAAGGTTGAGATCAACGGCTTTGAAGATATATTCAAGGAACCGGAAGAGGAGAAGGAAGAAAAGATCCATCTTCCAAAAGAGTTTATCTCCTTAGCTAATGATGTACCTCTTGCAGGTAACAACGCTATGAACTATCTAAGAAAGCGTGGTGTAACAAAAGCTGACATTGTGCGGTGGAAGATAGGCTACTGCTCTGAAGGCAAGTACAGAAACAGAATCATTATACCCTCGTTTGGCATGACAGGATACGCAAACTTCTTTGTTGCCCGCTCCTACAGCGGTGATTGGATGAGGTATAAGAATCCTGAGGTCAACAGAAATATAGTGTTTAACGAACTCTACGTTGACTGGGACAAAGATGTAATTCTTGTTGAGGGTGCCTTTGATGCTATCAGAGCACAATCTGTAGGCACAGCTATCCCTTTGAACGGCTCAACCCTTCGCATTGAGTCTAAGCTATTCCAGAACCTTGTTCGCCATGATCCTAAAGTGTACCTTGCTCTAGATGACAACACTGAAATGGACAGGAAGAAGACATCGGCTATAGCAGGGCATTTGATGAGATATGGTGTAGAAACATATCTAATTAATCTTCATGGCTATGAGGATATAGCAGAAATGCCAAGAGATGTTTTAGAAATTAGAAAACAACGTGCAACCGTAATGAGCACAGATAACTATTTACTCCAGAGAGTAAGGAGTTTATAGTATGTTCAAAATATCAGATGAAGACATCATGTCTTTTGTTAAGAAATCACTACGTGAGGAATCAGAAAAAAAGGGGCTGCTGACCGAGTCAGAGGTCGGCAATTCCGACCAATCAGATCAGAATGCGCTCTTAAAAGGGTGCGAAAAAATACCAAGATATCCAAGACTCCCTCTCAATAAATTAGTAGGGAAAAGACAAAACTCTAATTTAGAAGCAAGACAGTTCAGAGATATTATAGAGAGCATAGAATTAACTTCCAACACTGTTAAAGGACGGATAATCGAGCTACAAAATAAACTTTCCGAAGCTATGATGGTTTCTCAAAACAAAAGTTTAGATCTAAACGAAGTACTGTCAAGATTTATATTTTTAGACACTATGATAAGCCTAGTAAACGTTGATGCTTATGAACCGCAGATGGCTGGGCTGTTGCTTGAGCCATTGATCGCTGGTGTTTTGAAGGGCGAACAGGAAGGCGGAACCAAGGTTATAAGTGATATTAGACTACCTAACCTTGAAAATCGAGGTATTAGCTTAAAACTAAAAGACGACTTTAAAGCTGGTGGAAGTTATATTTTATATTTACAAGAACTAGTAAGAGCTAAAGGACAAATCGATTTTTTACTAGTCAATAAGGGCTCTGCTACAAAAGGACCACTCCCTTCGACGCGACTGTTAAATTTTAGATTTTTTTCTCCATCCCCAGTAGATAGGGCTGCTTTACAAGAAGCAATAATATTCGATTTAAAGACCTCTCACTATTTGATGGGCGCGGGCCAGATACTATCAGATCTGAAAAGTATCAATAAGGAAGGGGGACAAATCTCCGGAGAGGTCCAACAAGATATGATTATATTGTCTAAAGCTCTAGGGCCAGGCACGGAGATTAGTAGGAGAGCTTTTGTTGAACAACTAGTCGCAACTAGAGCCCGGCTAGAGGATTTGGTAAAACTACGTAAAGATCCTACCATCAGCGATTTAATATTAGGTAACAAGTATATTAGAAGGGCTTTTTCATCGAAACTTTCGGAAACATACAAATTGTTGTCTGATGCTGGGTTCACTCACGGCTCAGGAATCAAAACCGACCGCGAGGGCAAAAATGGTGAAAAATTTATAATCTCTATTGATATGAAAAAATATATCCTAAGTGACGATGGCGGGGTAGAATCATCCTCGCTAGACCTACCCAGCACTGAGAAACTGGAAGATATAGCCGAGAATTTGTTAAAGGAAATGGAGGACGGGTTAACACACATTTATAGTTCAATAGGGGAGTTGTCCTGTATAATGAGGAACTATATTGCAAATCCAAAAATAGATAGGGCTGATTTTGCCCAAGAGGCTAAAAAGAGAGCCGCTACAATTAAATATCGAAGTAATAAAATAATCAAAGATAAGGAAAATTAGTGAAATTTGCACATATAGCTGATACACACATCAGGAATTTAAGATATCATAAGGAATATAAGGCAGTATTTGAACAGTTGTACGACTGCCTAAGAGAAGAGAAGGTAGATTACATTATTCACTGTGGTGATATTGCACATACAAAGACACAGATCTCACCAGAATTTGTGGACATGTGCTCTGATTTTCTAAGTAAGCTAGCTGACATAGCCCCCACCTATGTCATCTTGGGCAACCATGACGGCAACCTCAAGAATACAGGGCGCTTAGACGCCCTCACACCTATCGTAGAGGCTCTGGAGCACCCAAGCCTGCACCTACTCAAGGACTCGCAGGAAGTGTACCTGAGGGATGGTTTTGCGCTTAACGTGCTGTCCGTGTTTGATGAAGAAGGATGGGACGATCCATCAAACTATGACAATGTAAACATTGCTTTGTACCATGGCTCTATTTCCAACTGCCAGACAGACAGCGGTTGGGTGATGGAGAATGGCGAGCACGAGGTGGGAATCTTTGAAGAATTTGATTATGCCTTTCTAGGAGATATTCACAAAGCTCAGGTTATGGATAGAGCCGGCAAGATCCGATATGCTGGCTCAACGATCCAGCAAGGTTTTGGGGAGACAGAAGATAAGGGCATCTTAATATGGGATATACAAGACCGCGATAACTTTACAGTTAAACCTGTCACATTTAGAAACCCTAAGCCGTTTGTTACGATCGAGCTAGAAAATGGTAAGGTACCCAACATCGAGGTACAGAGCGGTGCTCGTATTCGTATTGTTTCTAACGAGAGCATAACGCTAGAAGATATGAAGAAGGCTGTTGATGTTGCTCAACATAAGTTTAAGCCAGAGAGTACCACGTTCCTTAACAGGAATATCGGACAGCGCAGCTTAGCAGACGATACAGTCGAGGATATTCATCATGATGACCTCAGAGATATTGTTGTCCAAAGAAGATTGATCAAGGAATTCCTTTCAGACTATCAACTTAATACTAGCGCACTAGCCAAGATACTTGAGCTAAATGACAAGTATAATTTAATGGCCGAAGAGAAAGAAGAGATTCTTAGAAACGTCAACTGGAAGATACGTAGTCTTAAGTTTGACAACCTCTTCAATTATGGCGAGGATAATGTGGTTGACTTCGCCAACCTCAATGGCATAGTTGGAATTTTTGGTAAGAACTTCTCTGGTAAATCAAGCATCATTGATAGCTTGCTGTACACAATGTTCAACACAACGTCTAAGAATGAGCGTAAGAATCTGAACGTTATTAACTGGGACAAGGAATACGCCAGCGGTGACTTGGAGCTTATGACGGAAGATGGGACTGTGTGGAATATCCACCGTCAGTCAGACAAGTATACCAAGAAGTCCAAAGGTCAGGAGATTACAGAAGCTAAAACAGATGTTGTTTTCACGTCAACAGCCATCGACGGCACAGAGTCCGTCCACAACAGCCTGACTAGAAATGAGACTGACAAAGAAATTAGAAAGACGTTCGGAACAATTGATGACTTTCTATTAACCTCAATGTCGTCGCAGCTAGATTCACTATCTTTTATCCGCGAGGGCTCGACTAAGAGAAAGGAAATCTTTGCTAAGTTCTTGGATCTAGAATTGTTTGATCGAAAGTTTAAGTTTGCTAAAACAGAAGCATCAAACTTGCGTGGGGCTCTAAAGAGGCTAGAGGGCAAAGAGTTTGCTGCCGACACAGACTCAGCCTTGTACGAACTACAACAATGTATTCTGGACCACGACAACAAGCAGGCTGAGATAGTTGACGCTAATTCAAAGCTACAAGAGTACAGCGATATAGTTCGCAAGTTAGACACAACTATCTCAAGCACGCCGACAGAGCTTATTGATATTGTTAAACTGCGAAGAGAGTTGGTAGACAAGAGAAACCAGTTTATCTCTCTGAAGAGCAGGAATGAAGAATTAACTGGTAAAGTTGAGACTTCTACAGAGGTGGTGCAAACCATCCAAGACTATGTGGACAACTACAATATTGAACAATATAACAAAAGAATTGAAAGCTCCGCTAAGCTTGATGACTTGCTAAGAGAGATTAGTCGGTCCATCACAGACACTACCAGAGGTAAAGAGAGAGATGAGCGTCAAGCTTCTATCCTGCAAGGTATCCCATGCGGTACAACTTACCCTACGTGCAAGTTTATTAAAGATGCATATGTTGCCAAGGCTAGACTCCCATCCGTCGAGGAGGAGATAGAGGGCCTAGCTGCTAAAAAATCAGAATGCGAAGAAAAGAAGGCGTCCTATGATGCAGAAGAAGCGCAAGCCTGTGTCGATAAATACAATAAGCTACTTGGGAAGAAGAGCGAACATGAAGCACTTATTGTTAAAGCTAACTTAATGATATCCAAAAATGATGCTCTCATGTCAAACCTAGCCACACAGATAGGCCTACTAGAACAAAAAGAAAAGCAGTATGTATCTAGCAAGGAGGCAGTTGATAAACTCAATGATTTGATCTCCGAGAAGGAAACGTATGAGAGCCAGGTATCCAACTTGCAATCCACCAAGAATAACTTAGATAACGAAGCAAAGTTTTTGTACAAAAAGTTAGGCTCTCTGGAGCAGAAGATTAAAAACCTCAGAGAGCAGCAGGCAGAGCTTACGAGACTCCAAGAGGAATACTCAGCTTATGATCTTTATCTTAAGTGCATGCACAGCAATGGGATTGCATATGACATTATCAAGAGCAAACTACCGGTCATTAACGAAGAGATCTCTAAGTTCTTAATGAACATTGTTGACTTTGACATTTACTTTGAGGATGATGGCAAGAGGCTTAACATTCATATTCAGCATCCAAATCAAGACCCCCGACCACTAGAGATGGGTTCAGGAGCCGAGAAGACCATCGCTGCTATGGCAATCAGGCTGGCGTTGCTATCCGTTTCAAACTTGCCGAAGGGTGATGTGTTTATACTTGATGAGCCTGGCACTGCCTTGGACGAAGAAAACATGGAAGGATTTACAAGAATGCTTGACATGATTAAGTCTCACTTCAAGACTGTTTTGCTTATCTCCCACCTTGAAACTCTTAAGGATTGTGTGGACATGCAGCTTAGTATAGAACAAAAAGATGGCCATGCTTTTGTAGACTGTTGAACTAATTATAGTATGTTGGAGGTGTTATGACAATGGCAAAAGCATTTGTAGATAAGGGACTGGAGAAGGTTCTTTCACGCAAGCTACTTGTATGGGCGACGGCTACTGGTTTAGCCGCTGCTGGTTTTGTTACGAGCGGGGACTGGGTTATTATCTCAGGTCTCTATCTTGGAGGCCAGAGTGTCATTGACGCGATTGTTAAGCTTAAGGAGGCGTAGTGTCCTCTTTGCTAGCCTTAATAACAAGATACTGGAAAGAAATATTAATTGGATTATTGCTTTTAACCGTATCTGCTTCGTGGTACTATGATAGATCATCACTGATAGGTGCGCTAGACAGCGCTACCTCTCGGTACGAGCAAGAACTTATTATCCTCAAGGAAAGTCATGCTCGTGAACTACAAAGAAAACAGAAGCTTGTTGATGAGTATGAAAAGAAGGTGAAGCAGCTTGAGGTTGTGTTCAACGAAAACCAGCGAGCTATAGAGCAGCTTAAGTCCAGCAGGGTAGAGGAAGTTACTACCCTAAGACGTACCAATCCTGAGATTATCGCAAACCAGATACAGAACGCTTTTGGGTTTGAGTATGTGGAGTAAGCTTACACAGATATTAACTCTCGGTTTAGTTTTGTGCAATACAGCACATGCAGAAGAGGGCAGGTTTACGTTTGTCCCTAAGAACGGAGTTGTGCCTTTTGAATCTACTTGTTTTGATAATGAAGCAACGGCCAGATTACTGACATGGAAAGAATTCCAAGAGAAAGAATTTCAGAACAGGCTTAACTTGCAGCTAGGAATTCAGAGGGAAGAGCTTACATTAGATATAGATACTTTGAAAATAAGCCTAGAAGAAGCTACAATTCGCTACAATGACACTTTACGTTTGCGTGATGAAGAGATAGAGTCTTTGAGAACAATAATTAAAAAGGATAGGAAAGTAAATTTACCTTTAGTTGTAGCTGGCAGTGTTGTAGCAGGAGTAGCGATAGGAGTGGGGACAGCGTATGCGATTGATAAAGCTTTTCAGTGAGCATCCAAGAAGTGTTGGTATGTCATACGTTGGCCATTTCTTTAGAGCAATTGGGTTTGCATTCTTGCTACTATATGCATGTCTTGTCTGCCTAATACATGCTGTGTTCCCGTTTTTATTTGAGCACACAGCATCAAGTATAATTTGTTTTTTATATGATGAAACGAGGAAACAATGAAGGATCCAAATAGAATAGCTAGATTTGAAAAAGCTATAGCGAAGAAGTACGGCCAAGAGGCCATTGATAACCCGAGGAAGTTTTGGAACGATGAAAAAGAAAAGTCTTATCAAGAGCAGATTAAAAAGATTGCCGAAAAAGAGCGTGCATTCCAAGAAAGCGAAGAGAAAGAGGAAGTGAATGGCATTTTAATATCTAAAAAACTACTTACTAGAGAAGTTGTAAGGAGAGACTGCCCCGTTTGCGAGACATATTCGTTTGATCTGAAGGATGATGCCTACATGAACAAATATAGTTGTTGCTATAATTGTTATATACAGTGGGTTGACGGAAGAGAAAAAAGATGGGAAGCAGGCTGGCGTCCACCAAAGGGAGACAAGTAATGGCAACCACATTAGAAATCATTAGAGGAATCTCGCAAGCTGCTGCAAACGCTTATGATGGTGCTCACATGGAAGGCTATTCTTCCGATGGCAAGGCGAGAGCAGTTGGTCTTAAAAGAGAAGAGGGCAACCCGATCACCGACAAGAGAGTTATGGATGGGTTTGGCGTTCGTTTCCACGGAGACAAGCTATGTATCACCTACCACTCTGAGGTGCAGCTTAAGGAAGTTTACGGCAGTTCATTTGAGAGTGACACCGAGTCAATGATTAACGACATTGCTAAGTTTCTTAAGAAGGAATACAAAGTTGTAACTGGCGAATCCCTGACACTTACTCCGGACGGCGAGACTGAGATCTTAGTGCAGAATACTTCTAGAGTTCGCACATGGTGTCAGGCTCACAGATTTTATAAGATTGGTTCTCTCAAAGAGGTGGAGGCTGTTAAGGCTCCATCCGAGGGCAACATGGATGTAGCGTATAGAAAGTTTGTAGAGCAGGGCGGCTTCCTGGGCAAGAGACCACAGAACGACTCCAGAAAGAAGGGATAATACCCTATGGCTTACCAGCTCACTAAAAAACAAATGTTAGCGGAAATAGTGAAGTCTGGTAAGGACCCCGCTTACTTTATTAATAACTACTGCCGGATCTCTCACCCTATGGAGGGATTGATCCCGTTTAAGACATATCCATATCAAGATGATATGTTAATTAATTTTAACGATCATCGGTTTAACGTCATCCTCAAGGCACGCCAGCTTGGGCTTTCCACGATTGTTTCAGCGTATGTCGTGTGGATGATGCTATTCCACAGAGATAAGAATGTTCTTGTGATGGCGACCAAGTTTTCTACAGCGACGAATGTTGTTAAGAAGGTTAAGAACATCATGAAGAACCTCCCTGACTGGATCAGGATTTCAGATATTAAAATTGACAACCGAGCATCCTTTGAACTAGGTAACGGCTCGCAAATTAAGGCAACTTCTACGTCTGGTGATGCTGGTCGTTCAGAGGCGTTGTCGCTTCTAGTTATTGACGAGGCTGCACACGTTGAGGGGCTAGATGATTTGTGGACAGGCTTGTACCCTACACTGTCTACTGGTGGGCGTTGTATTGCTCTATCCACACCTAACGGTGTTGGTAACTGGTTTCACAAAACATACGTAGACGCCACAGAATCACAGAATGATTTCTTCCCTTCTAACCTCCCATGGGACGTTCACCCTGAACGTGACCTAAAGTGGTTCGAGAAAGAAACACGAAATATGTCCAGACGGCAAATCGCACAGGAACTTGAGTGTAACTTTAACACGTCAGGAGAAACAGTAATCCACCCAGATGATATCGCATACCTTAAGGAGTTGGTATGTGAGCCAAAATACAGAACAGGCTTTGATAGAAACTACTGGATATGGGAAGAGTATCAACAAGGTGAGAATTATCTGCTTATTGCTGATGTTGCTAGAGGCGATGGCAAGGATAGCTCTGCGTTCCATATGTTTAAGGTCTCCAATATGGAGCAAGTGGCCGAATACCAGGGCAAACCTAGCCTTGATATGTACTCAAAGATACTAGACCAAGTTGGCAAGGAATTTGGAAATGCACTAATTGTTGTGGAAAACATTGGCATAGGTATATCTGTTTTAGAGAAGCTAGAAATGCTTGGGTACACCAACTTATACTACTCAGTCAAAGGAACACATGAATTTGTAGAGCAAGAAATGGCGTATGCGAATGCCAACACAGTACCTGGGTTTTCAACTACCACAAAGACAAGGCCCCTGATAGTGGCTAAAATGGAAGAGTTTATAAGAAATAAACTAGTTATTACACATTCTAGCCGCCTATGTAACGAGATGGAAACCTTCATATGGAATAATGGGAAACCACAAGCCATGAGAGGGTACAATGACGATCTTGTTATGTCCTTGGCAATAGGGTGCTGGGTAAGAGATACAGCTCTTACAGCCAACAAGAGAGAACAAGAATATCGAGAGGCTTTTTTCAGTTCTATGATTTCAACAAACAGAAAATTTGATACAACAATTCCTGGCATGTTGCAGCACAATAGGTTAGAGAGGTCTATGGAAGAGGCTAAAGAAAAACAAGAACATTATATCTGGTTAATGAAGGGGTGATAAATGGCCGAAGAAAATAAGAAAAATCCTAGAAATCCAACGTCTGACCTATACAAGAGACTGACTAAATTATTCTCTGGACCGCTGGTTAGTCGGAGGACACAGACAGGTAGAAGAATAAGAAAGCAGCAGCTTGATAAGTATGGCCACATGTTCAAGTCGGCAAGTGGACAGGAGTTTAAGCGAGCGCACTACAACCCGTTTGAATCTATGAACTCAAACTATATGGCTAACCAAAACCGCACGGAGAGGTATGTTGATTCTGACCAGATGGAGTACATGCCTGAAATTGCAAGTGCTTTGGATATCTACGCTGATGAGATGACGACTTCCTCTCCCTTGGCACCGATGCTCCATATCAAGTGTCCTAACGAAGAGATCAAGGCCATATTGGATTCTGTCTATAATGACATTCTTAACGTCAGGTTCAACCTGTTTGGCTGGGCTCGGACAATGTGTAAGTACGGAGACTTTTTCTTGTATCTTGATGTTGACGAAACCTATGGCGTTCGTCATGCGATTGGTCTTCCACCTAATGAAGTTGAACGCTTAGAGGGTGAAGACAAAACAAATCCAAACTACATCCAGTTCCAGTGGAACTCAGCTGGCATGACTTTCGAAAATTGGCAGATGGCCCACTTCAGAGTTCTTGGAAATGATAAGTATCACCCTTATGGCACTTCCGTATTAGAGCCTGCTCGTCGAATCTGGAGGCAGTTGACTCTAATGGAAGACGCGATGATGGCCTACCGTATTGTTAGAGCCCCGGCTAGAAAAGCTTTCTACGTTGACGTTGGTAACATTCCACCGCAGGATGTTGAACAGTACATGCAGCGTGTCATCACATCTATGAAGCGAAACTCGGTTGTCAACAAGGACACAGGGCGTGTTGATCTTCGTTACAACCCGATGAGTATTGAGGAAGATTATTATATTCCTGTTCGTGGAGGAACAAAGTTTGCTTCCATTGAGCAAGTTGGCGGGCAAGAAAGAAACCACGATATTGATGACGTTAAATATTTAAGAGATAAATTGTTTTCCGCTTTGAAAGTTCCAGCAGCGTACCTTACACAAGGGGTTGAAGGGACAGAGGATAAAACAACTCTAGCTACGAAAGATATTCGGTTTGCCCGAACAGTACAAAGGCTTCAGAGATCTCTGATAACAGAATTAGAAAAGATTGGTATAGTTCATCTGCACACCCTTGGGTTCCGTGGAGACGACTTGGTTAATTTTTCTCTGACTCTAAATAACCCTTCTAAGATCGCAGAGATTCAAGAACTGGAACACTGGAATCAAAAGTTCTCCATCGCCACAAACGCTACGGAAGGCTTCTTTAGCAAGCGCTGGGTTGCAGAGCACCTATTCGGTATTTCAGAAGAAGAGTTCTTGCGTAACAAGCGTGAGATGTACTATGACCGTAAGTACGAGGCCGAGCTTAATGCTGTTGGTGAGGCGGCTGGGCAAATGGCTGCCGCGAGTGCCGGTGGGGCTATGGGTCTACCAGACGCAGGCGGCGGAGGTTTACCGGAAATGCCTGGCGGGTTTGAGGCTGGCGCAGACTTACCTGGTGCAGAAGAGCCCACCGCTGCCTTACCAGGGGCAGAGGGAGAGGCACCTGCTACTGAAGCACCAACAGCAGGTGGTGATGCTGGCGGAGAAACTAGCCCGCTACTAGCAACACCTGGCAAGAGAGATGGTAGGGAGACTGCTGGCAAGCTTAAGTCATATATAGGTATTTCAACGCCTGAGGCGATGCGCGGAAGAACCAGCAGATCAAAGTTCCCAGGCAAGCAAGATCGAGATCTTCTTTCAAAAGGCATTTACACAGAGCAGCTTTCTAATTATGAAGAAGAGGAAGAAAGAATATTCTCTATCAATTACGAAACACAAGCTTTGATAGAAAACTTAAACAGCATGGAGTCCAAATCAGATGAAACATAATAAAAAGAGAAACACCGCATTTTTATATGAGTCTTTGGTAAAAGAAATGACCAAGGCAGCCATTCAGTCAGACGAACAGGCTAAAGGTGCTATTACGTTGATTCTTAAGGAACATTTCCATGTCAACTCCCTCCTGCACAGAGAATTAAGTTTATACAAGACATTATGTGAAGTCCGCAATGTTGAGCGCCGCACAGCTGAAAAGATTCTACAGGAAGTAAAGCGGGTGTATCACACCCTCGGAGAAGCAGATATTTTTGATGAACAATCACATGTAATTAAGAAGATAAACACAGACCTCTCTAAGCAAGTATACGCCAACTTCGTTTCTAATTATAAGACACTTGCTACAATATCACAGATGTTTAGCAGTAAGACCCCAATAACAAAAAGGGTTATCCTTGAGGATAACCTAGTTGATCAAATGACAACATCTCCCAATGAGCGACAGGCTATGAGGCCAATCGACAATCTTACATATAAGATGTTTGTTAAGAAGTTTAACGACAAATACGGAAATTCTCTTAATGAGAGTCAAAAGTATTTATTATCACGTTATGTTACTCTGTCCCCTGAGAATGCGATTGAGTTCAAACTGTATATAAACGATGAGATCTATAGGCTCAAAGAGGTCGTCAAGAAACTCCAGAACAAGAAAGAAGTGTTGCTTGACGAGTCACTAAGCAACAAGAACAGGCAGATACTCGGTGTTCTTAACAGCTTTAAAGAACAAAAGATCAATGATGATATGATCAAGACAATCCTTAAGCTGCAAGCTTTGGCCGTGGAGGCGTAAAATGCCTAGTGTAAAGATATCATTTACCCCGTCTCGGAAGAGGTTAACGGTCAAGGTTGTTGACCAAGATGAAGTCTTGGCATCCTTTAAGCTTAAAGCGAAAAAGACACTAGACGGAAACATTATAATTTTTGACCATGATGATATCGATATAATATTACGTCCGGAGCAAAAGAAGGTTGTAACCTTCAAAAAAGACAATGTCAACGGGGATATTGCATATGGCGCATCTGATCGAATGTTTAAGTACTTAGCTAAGAAGGGTGTTATTAGCATTGACTCGGTGCAAGGTGGAAGCACACTTGATTCATTTGAGGTAGCTATACCAGAAACCAATCTTGAGATTCCTATCAAGTTGATCATGTTATCGATTGCAAAGTGGATAGAATCTGAGCGTCCATACTTTGAGTATGGTGAGGATTACGAGGACATGATGAGAGACCGTTTGATAGAGCCGGATGGCGAAGAGTCAACAGAGCTAGGCGAAGTGCCTCAAGACAAGCAGAAGGGCTCGATTGTCCCAGGCTACTACAGAAGCCCTTACTGGATGAGTTATATTTTAGAGAATCAGGAGTGATAATGGATTTGTTATGGTTTGTGCTAGCGTCTTATGGTATGACGTTTGGCATTGTATATGCAAGTATTTTTAATAAGATAAGGCCTAGCCGTGATTGGCTGGGAGGGTTTGGTAAGTTGTTCCACTGCTCACTTTGCATGGGTTTTCATGTTGGGTGGTTTTTATTTTTGATTAACCGGTGGACGGAACTATTTACTTTTGACTACACGCTAGCGAACTTTTTAATTTGTGCTTGCGTTAGTTCAGGGACTGCATTCATGTTGAGCATGTTAATCCAAGAAAAGGGGGTGAGATATGTCACTACAGTGCAACATCTCAAGTCGTAGCTGGTACCTACGACCTGTCGCACGCTGCTGTTCCGGGTCGTAACTCGGGCGGGTAGCGCCCGCAGGTCGTTTCATTAAAGGGGTTTTTCATTATGTCTAAAAAGTTATTAACAGAATACTTTGCTCTTTGTGATGGTGGAGTTTGTCCCGATTACCTAACAGAGAGTGAGAAAAAAAGAATGTCCGAAGGTAAAACCTTTTACATGACCGGGAAGATTCAGGTTGCTGAAGAACCGAACGGTAATGGAAGAATTTACCCTAAGCATATACTCGCAAGAGAAATGAAAAACTATGAAAGGCTTATCGAGTCTCGTAGAGCGCTTGGTGAGTTAGACCATCCAGACACCTCCGTGGTTGAGTTGAAGAATTGTTCTCACTTAATCACGGAGGTTTGGTGGGAAGGTAATAATGTTATGGGCAAGCTAGAGGTACTAAACACGCCTTCTGGCAGAACGCTCAAAGCATTAGCAGAGTCTGCATGTGGTATAGGCATCTCCTCTAGAGGCCTTGGTTCTGTCAGGAATAAAGGCAAGCACGTTATTGTAGAGGATGATTTTAATTTAATTTGCTTTGATGTGGTATCAGACCCATCTGCACCTGGAGCTTTCATACGCCCGGTTACCGGTGGGTATAACAAAAGCCCAGCGATGAGTATATCTCTCGGTGAGCAGAACAAAGCTACGAGTTTACACATGTTAATGAATGAGGTATTAAGAAAATAATATGAACAAGTCAGAGTTAAAAGCACTATTAAAACCTTTGATTAAGGAGTGTATTAAGGAGAGCCTACTTGAGGGTGGCGTTCTTTCTAATGTTATTGTGGAAGTAACAAAGGGTCTTGGTACTGCACCGATTGTAGAGCAGAAGAAACCACAACCCCCTAAGCCTACCCCCGCTCCGACAAAGTCTGTCAATCAAAGACTATCGGAGCATAAGAAGAATTTGATGAGTGCGATTGGCTCTGATGCTTATGGTGGTATTGACCTTTTTGAAGGCACAACCCCAGCACCAGGGCAAGCATCACAAACACAAATGGCTAACCCCATGAATGGCACGGATCCTAGTGATGCTGGTATTGATATCTCTGGAATTATGGCAGTTGGCGGCAACCGCTGGAAGGATATGATTTAAAATGCCGGCAAGAGTCATAGCAGCCCCAGGCGATACTGAACAACGGGCTGTTGTGTCTGCTGCTACCAGCGATTGGGATGAAACCCATGCCCGCAACGGCTCGGGCCAAGTCTCGGTGGGCGCACTTAACACCGGTAACCGGCACACTCAGGCTCGAAAATCAGGCTCAAACTATGTTATATCCCGTGGTGTATTGGCCTACGACCTTAGAGCTGCCGGCCTCCCTGGGCATATTAGAATTGTGAGGGCACACTTACATATTGGTAATATCAATGCCAGCGCCGCAGACACCAATGGAAACAAATTAAGAATTGCCGCCATCACTAATCCAACAAATGCAGACGAAGTTAATATTGCAGCAACTGATTATGATTTGGCAAGATACGATAGTAATTCTCACACAAGCGCTCAAGCATTCAGCACGACGCCGGGCGCTCGTAGTGCGATAGTGCAGTTTGATAATCCTAACTTATTGAATCATTTAGCTAGCGCCATTAACAACAGGGGGATTTTGTATTTAGGTTTAAGAAACGAACTAGACTTCCTAGATGACGCGTCAGGCGTTTCAGGGGTAAATCGAGTTTGGTTTACCCCACCCGGTGCCCAAGACGGCGGTTTTCTTTTGGAAGGACTGCAGGCGAGACTAAATATTTTTTATCGTGTCATAAATAACCTGAAAAACACAGGTGGTAGAGACGCAGGAGGAGTTGCCAGTGCAGGTTTTTGTGCCGGCAACACCTTTGGGGGAACAAATTCAGGGTTTGGCAATTAGTTTTTTGTATCAAGCATACCACTCGATTGTATTCTTCACGGAGGAAGTTAACTAATGGCAATGGTAGCAAGAGACGATAGTGTCAGAAGAACACAAGGGTCTCCCAGCAGAGGCTTTGCTAGTAAAAATATTATTGTAACCACAGGCGGGAAAACAGTTGGGAATGGTTTTAGAGAGTTTTAATTTTTAATGACTATTTAGTTATAGTTAATTGGAGTTTATAAATGGCTAGTAATACAGACGCCAAAACAGGACAGCCCATATTTGGTTATCACGAACCAGGGTTCAATCACGTAGGAAGTTACCAAGTAAGCTGTAGGCCTTTTGCGACTGCATCTGTCCTAGTTGAAGCGTCTGGTGCTACCATGGGTGGCGGAACAAAAATTGAATTCCCAGGTGTCACTAAGTTTATTATTGTTCGTAACGAGGAACATGACGCTATCGCAGACTCTAAAATAAGGTTGGCTTTCGCTTCTGGCGGTCTTCACGCTCCAAACTTTAATTATATATTAATTAACGCAAGTTCATCATTCTCAGCAGACTATAGAATTTCTCAAGTTTATATTATGAGTGATGGTTCTACACAGCCAAAAGTTTCTATCATTGCTGGTATTACTAACGTCAAAGCCGCCAGAGTTCCATCGGGCTCTTGGGAAGACACTGTCGGTGTCGATAAGATAAGCTAGAGGATATAATGGGTTATAGAAAAAATAGTCATCATAGTGGCTATTCACGCAGAGACAAGAGAGACTATGAGTACAGACCAAGAAAGTTACCCACAACGGGAAATAAGCCAAGTCATGTTACCGTAGAACCTAAAGGCAACGAGCCGATAGAAAAAACAATTAAAAGATTTCTTCGTAAAATCAAGAAGAGTGGGATCGCAGACGAGTATAAAAAGCGACGTTTCTTTGAGAAACCCTCGACAAAGAGAAGAAAACAAAGATTACGCAGAGAAGCGACCCTTAAAAAGTTACGTCAGAAGGAAGGAAACTGAAAGACGTAACGTAAAAGAGGAATTTACTCTTTTATAGTACTATTTATTGATGAATAACTGTTGCGAGGATTATATTTGATGTCATCATTACTCGACGAAGCCATTGTTGATGCTAAGGCCCTTAGAGAGGCCGTTCTAAAAAATGCGGAGGCTTCTCTGCTTGAGGCATACGCTCCTAAAATTGAAGAGACTGTTGCAAGACTGCTTGAGCAGGACCCAGAAGGTGGCTTAGGCCTACCTATGGATATTGGGTCTCCTCCTGCTGATATTGGAGCACCCCCTGGTGGCCTTGGTGTTGCACCGGAACCACAAGACGCGGAGACAGGAGCTACTTTTGTCGCCGGAAATGAAGAAGAGCTAGGGGAGATAGATTACGCTGTTGTCACTGAGCTTGATGATGATAGCTCGCTAGAGGAAGAGATCGAGATCGACGTTACTCGTGGCGAACTTCAATCAATGCTAGAGTCTATCACTCGTGATATTGAGGCTCTTGAAGAAGAAATGGAAGATGAGACTGAATCTGCCCCTGAACCCATGGATGAAGAGCAGGTCGAAATTGATGAAGATATTCTAGAGGCTTTTGAGCTTAACGAAAAATTCCCCGATTTGACTGGCGACGGGAAAGTCACCCAAGCTGATATCCTTAAGGGCAGGGGCGTCAAGGATGACGACGACGAAGAGGGCGAAGGGAAAGAAGAAAAGAAAGAGTCCCTAGAAATTACAGAAGACAATATCGCTGATATTGTGGAAAGTCTTGTTGTTGATATTATGCCAGTTAAGAGCGGCTGGGCTGGAACGCCTGAGTCCGTGATGCAGCACAACGAAGAGTTAGCTGCTGCTATGGCACAGTCCGACAAGTACAAAGAAGAGAAAGAAGAATTATTGAAAGTTGGTCAGAGCTTACAAGAGTCACTTGAGAAGCACCAGACTGTTAACGCTAAGTTAAAGGAAGTCGTTGACGTTCTCAAGGAGAAGCTTGACGAAGTTAATCTTACCAACGCAAAACTACTTTATACGAACCGTATTCTGAGGAAGTCCTCCCTGAATGAGCGACAAAAGAATAAAATTGTCGAAGCTCTCTCTAGTGCTGGTTCGGTAAACGAAGCGAAGGTTTTATATGAAACTCTTCAAGACGCAGTGGGATCCTCCCGTAAGGAAGGACCGCAATCACTGAGTGAGGCAGTCTCTAGACCTAGCACTATGTTACCGAGAAGAAAAGTCCAGGATAATGATTCCAATTCGTTTACGGATCGGATGAAGATGCTGGCAGGCATAAAGAATTAATTTAATAGGAGGATTTCAAATGTCTATTTTACAGAAATTGACTGAAGGCATTGTTGACCGCGATCTTGCAAAGGAAGGCGCGGCGCTTCAGTCTAAGTGGGAGGCCACAGGCCTTCTTGAGGGTATTTCCAACGATCGTGAGCGTGCGTCGATGAGCCGCCTGCTTGAGAACCAGGCTAAGGAGCTTCTGCGTGAGGCTTCTACGATGGCGTCCGGTGATGTCGAGGGCTTCGCTGCCGTTGCATTCCCGATTGTCCGTCGTGTTTTCGGTGGTCTTTTGGCCAACGATCTCGTTTCCGTCCAGCCGATGAGCTTGCCCGCAGGCCTCATCTTCTTCCTGGACTTCACGTTCACTGATGATAGATACGGCGTTTCTTCTGCCGAGTCGGACCACGGTGCGTTCCGCGCTGGTGAATCTGTGTACGGTGGTGGAGTTGTCGGTAAGGGCCTTGTCGATGGTGTGACAGACATCCTGGACACTGGCTTCTACAACCTATCGACAGGCTACACTTCTCCGACTGGTTCGTTGGTTCTAGACGTTCAGGATAGTACTGCGATTGGATCCATGGGAACCCAAAAGTATTTTGATGCTGACGGTACAGAATACGGTGGGCCTATAACCCAGGATCCAACTGATATTTCCGCACTTACAGAAGCACAAAAGCGCCAGCTTCGATTCGACCCCGATGTTCTGGGTAGAACCGGAACTGATCACGTCGCTGCTATCATTGTCAAGCTTACTGCTGCTCAGATGCTCGATATCAACAAGGAGAACACAACAGCACTGAACCTCACGGACGCTGATGGTACTGCTCTCGATGCTAACGCAGGTGCTGCACGCGTCGTTCGTAGACTCACTGAGTTTGGTTATCGTGATTCTAATGGCGAATTGGTTGCCGGTTCTAAGGATCAGCATATTACTTTCTACGTTGTTGGTAACTCCAGCTTCGATAACAGTGGTACGTCTGCTCTCGATCTTGAGTTCCCTGTCGCTGACAGCTTTGACGCTGCTGATGCAGTTGGTGGTGTGAAGGGCGCTCATTCATGGCCTCTGGAGCTTGCGACCGACACCCCACGCGACGGTACGGGTGATGACACCGACAAGGATGCCATCCCTGAAATCGACATCAAGGTGGACAGTATCGCTGTGACGGCTGTGACCAAGAAGCTCAAGGCCAAGTGGTCACCTGAGCTTGGTCAGGACCTGAACGCGTACCACAACCTTGACGCTGAGGTTGAGCTTACCTCGATTCTCTCTGAGCAGATTGCTCTTGAGATCGACCGTGAGATCGTGAACGACCTTATTAAGGGTGCTACCGCTGGCACGTTCTACTGGTCACGCTCTCCAGGCCTCTTCGTGAACCGCACCACTGGTGCTGAGATTGGTGCAACTTCGGCTGCTCCTGACTTCACTGGTACGGTTTCCGAGTGGTACGAGACTCTGATCGAGACCATCAACGATGTGTCGGCTCAGATCCACAGAAAGACCCTGCGTGGTGGTGCAAACTTCCTCGTTACGTCTCCTGAGGTTGCCAACATCCTTGAGTTCACCGCTGGCTTCCGCGCTTCCGTGACGGCTGATGCTGATCGTGGCACGGTGGGTGCTGTGAACGTTGGCTCTGTCTCCAAGAAGTTCGACGTGTACGTCGATCCGTACTTCCCGCGTAACCTGGTCCTCGTTGGTCGTAAGGGTGGCTCGTTCCTTGAGAGCGGCTATGTTTACGCTCCATACGTGCCGCTCCAGGTCACGCCGACTATCTTCGGTACTGAGGACTTTGTGCCTCGTAAGGGTGTCATGACCCGGTACGCCAAGAAGATGGTTCGTCCTGATATGTACGGTCTTGTCGTGTGTCGTGGCCTCCTCGGTGAGTCTGGTAGCTGATAGCTAACCGGCCTTGCTAAGGCTAAGCCCGCTCTCTTCGGAGGGCGGGTTTTTTTATGCTTATGCTAAAACTGGAAACTATTTATATGTGACTTGAAAGTTTTCTTCGGGGTCGGGGCCACTGACCCTTAAAGAACATAGATCGAAGTGGCTGGTCTATATTCGCGATTATAATCAGGTTATCGATAACTTAACTTAAAGGAGAAATTAAAATGGGAAATCGAAGAATGGGATTAGGGCGTCTTGAAGCTCTACTTGAGGCGGTCGATAGAGACCTTAACCTTGTGAACACGACGTTGACGAATTGTACTATTACAACTAGTGCAGTCGCTACTTTCAGCGGAGGCTTGCGTAACAGTAACGTCGTAGAGCAGTCTGGTACAGGCGCTGAAGATTTAACCGCAACAGCATCAGATCTTGTTTGGTACGCGAATACAGCACAAGCTGGCGCGATTACATTGCCGGATGCTACCGCATTAAATGTCGGAATGAAAATTAAAATCATCGTTGGCACAACTAACTGGTCAACGACAGCATTTAAGCTTGGATTTGCAGATTCAGGCACTTGTGTGTTGGTCGGGCAGCTGTACCTAAGCACTCTTGATGGCAATGATGTTGAAGGTTTTACAATCACAGCAAACGCACAGTCTCTTGAGATTGATGCTGATGATGTCACGGCAGCAGGTGGTGCAATCGGCTCGATATACGAGTTCACTTACCTTGAAGCCAACTTGGTTCACTGTATGGCATACGGTATGGCTACCACTGGTACAGCCGCGCCTGACGCAGGAGCTTCAACTACTACTGGTACTTCCTGATAAATAAAGCCTAGCGCTTATCTATCTTTAGTCCCCCAACCCAGAAGGGTTGGGGGATTTCTTATATTTAAGACTTGACATTATTAATAAAAGTCGTTATATTATAATAACCACCAAATATGGAATATTAACTTAGGAGAAATAAATGAGAAGTATGCCTAAAAGTGTAAGCGGAATAGAAGAGATACACGAAATATCAAGAAAATTAGAGAAAGAACATGAGGAAGAAAAAAACCAGCCAGCCTTAAAAAACAGAGTGGCAGCTTTGGAAGAACAAGTCGCCCAACTTTTACAGGGACAAAAGAACATACTAGAGAACTTCCGCGAGATGATCGCAGCAGTTACAGAAATCTCTGGGGACTCTTCCGAAGAATAAAACTATTTATTACAAACCACTATGGTTAAAGGATTATAAAAAAATGAAGTTTATAGCACGCGCAAAACGCAAAGCACTTGAAGAGAAACTAGCTACGCTTGATGAGTTTAGCGCTGAAGCCAAAGAGATTAGAGGAAAGCTAGGTTGGGGCGAACCCACACCACCCACACCACCCGCACCCCCTGCTCCTAAGCCAGTCGCTAAGCCAGTCGCTAAGCCAGCACCTAAGCCAAAGGCAAAGCCAGCGGTAAAAAAAACACCTGTTGTGGAGGAGTCTGCGGTAAAGAGCCCTGCTCCTAAGAGAAAGTATACCAGGAAGAAGAAGGTCGAAGACAAAGAATAATATTCTCTTTATAGAGCAAGCCCCCATGTATCGTGGGGGTTTTGTTTTATCTCAACTAATTACTATGTATTAGGAGAATATACGCATGGCCCTTCCAAGTCTAACTCCAAGCAGTACCTCTAGCAAAGTTATTCTTACGTCCACCGGCAGTACGGCTGCCACAGGGAACGGGGCGGGTAATGCTAGCCATTACCCAATAGGCTTGTATACAACTGGCGGGGACCTATATGATGTTAACTTTCTATCTGGTGCTGCTGATCAAGTATCCTACGTCTTCAAGAAGCTTGGTGGTGATGTTTTAGATATTGAGCTTACGCCTGCAAATGTGTATTCTGCATATGAAGAGTCAGTCTTAGAATATTCATATCAGATGAATTTACATCAGTCAAAGAACATGCTCTCCGATGTACTGGGCAACTCGACAGCTTCATTTGACCATGAAGGTCAAATGACGGGTGGTGATGCTTCTGGGTCTAACGCAAACCTTAAATATCCAAGATTTCAGTTTACATATGCTCGTAGAGTCGCAGAGGGAATGGCCGAAGAGGCAGGCTTTGGTGGGCACCTTACAGAATACTCTGCTTCGTTTTCAGCTTCTACAGCACGGTCTACTTATGATTTGCAGGATATTATTTATAGCGCTTCAATAGACAATGAAGACAACGGAAACGGAGACCCCGTTCCTTTTAGTGGTCTTGTCGGCAATAACAAAGTTAGGATTACAAGAGTTTATTATAAGACTCCAGCTGCCATGTGGAGGTTCTTTGGTTACTATGGTGGCATTAATGTTATTGGTAACATGATGACCTATGGCCAGTTTGCAGATGATTCAACTTTTGAAATTATTCCTGCGTGGCAGAATAAGATGCAAGCAATGGCCTATGAAGACCACATCTACACAAGGACCTCTCACTACTCTTATGAGTTAATTAACAATAATTTAACTCTGTACCCACCTCCTGATGGAAGAATAACGGATAGATTCTTTGTTAAGTTTACAATTGAGAGAGACGCATGGGAAGACGATGCTGATGGTATCCGAGATACCGGGGTTGGAGGGATTAATAATATTAACTCACTTCCATTTGATAACATTGCCTACAAGAATATTAACGCCATTGGTAAACACTGGATTCGTAGATACGCCCTAGCCCTCAGCAAGGGAATGTTAGGTCAAATTAGAGGTAAATTTGGTGGTTCTATACCGATCCCAGGTGATAATATAACTCTTAATTCGTCTGACCTGCTTTCGCAAGCAGCTACAGAGAAAACTGCCCTCGTTGATGAGCTTAAAAAGATTCTTGATGAAACAACTTATCTGCAATTGATGAAGGGCGATGCAGAATTGCTTGAAGCAACAGGCAAGATTTTAGAGGAGGCTCCATCTCCTATCTTTGTGGGGTGATATAAATGGCGAATAAATGGACACAACCTGAAGCTCCTCCTCCTCCGCTGTTTACGGGGGCGAAAGAAAGAGATCTTGTTAAGCAAGTCAACGATGAAATCATTGAAAGAGTCGTTGGGCAGACTATTGCTTACTATCCTATTGATCTAGAGAGGACATACTTCCACGATTTGTACGGAGAGGCAATACAAAAGACTTTCTTGCCTCCCGTAGCCGTTAAAGCACTCGTTGAATACGATGGCTTAAAGACAGAGTATACAAAAAACGTTGGCCTAGACAAAACACAAGGCCTAACAGTGCATTTTCACAAGAGAAGACTCACAGAAGACCAAAATTTGTTTGTTAGAGAGGGAGATTTTGTCTTATATGGTGACTCTTTCTATGAAATAGTCACTTTATCCGAGCCAAAGCTTATTTATGGACAGATAGACCATAAATTAGAGATATCTGCTAAGTGTATAAGAGCACGGGAGGGCTTATTCGATGGCACCTAATAGGAATTATACAGGGATAGAGGGTGCAGATCGTTATCTGAAGGAAGTTTCTTTCATGCCTTCAACTGTAGAGACAATAGACCGTGCTTTTATTGATTTTATCGATAATAAGCTTGATATCTTTGCTACAACCAACAAGGGATGGGAAAAGGTACCTGTTTTGTGGGTTTCGGCTGAGCGGGCGTTCCAAATCAAGCGAGATAAGGGTCTTAGGGACAGCAAAGGTATACTAAAGCTTCCCTTAATCACAATTGAGCGTAAATCAATGAAGAAAGACCCTAGTATGAAGGGTGTTGCATGGGCTCATATACCAGAAGTCAACGATGAGAAGGGCGGAGCGATTACAGTCGCCAGGGTCATCAAGCAAGATAAAACATCTAACTTTGCTAATGCTGATTCAGCCAAAAAGCGTGGTTCTATAACAGATCCAGGCGTTGGTGAGGGACAACAAAACTTTCCAAACTCTGCTGCGAGCAAGGTTGTTTATGAAACTGTTAGTATGCCAATCCCAACTTATGTTGTTGTTGATTATGATGTAGTTGTTAGGACAGAGTATCAACAGCAGATAAATGATATTATAACTCCTTTCATAACTAAGACAGGGCAAATCAATAACTTTGTTATGAGGATGGAAGGGCACATGTTTGAGGGTTTCATTCAAGGGGACTTCGGACAGAATAGTAATGTGGCACAGCTAAACGAAGAAGAAAGGATGTATGAGACACCTATAAAGATAAAAGTGCTTGGTTACCTGATAGGCGAAGGCCCCAATAGAGAGAGGCCAAAGCTAACTCTAAGAGAGAACGCAGTTGAGGTTAAAATACCAAGAGAGCAGGTGATATTTGGTGACATTCCAGAGTTTGACTCCACCAGGGTTGCTGACCTCTTTTATAAAGAGTAAATTAGTGCTTTGCGCTTTTAAAATACTATTTATTACGTGAAGACATCTATTTAGGAGAATTAACCCTATGGCTGAAAGAAAGTTTAGATTTGTGTCCCCTGGCATTTTTATTAATGAAGTTGACAACTCGCAGTTGCCGAATGACCTGCCTGACGTTGGACCGATTATAATTGGACGCGCACAGCATGGTCCTGCCATGCGTCCCATCAGAGTTAATTCTCCTTCCGAGTTTATTGAATTTTATGGCAATCCGGTTCCAGGTGGACGTGGTGATGATGTCTGGCGTGATGGAAACCAAGTTGGACCAACATACGGCGCTTACGCTGCTATGGCATACCTGCGTGCTGGTGTTGGCCCTGTCAACTATGTTAGGCTTCTGGGCTCCCAGAGCCCTACTGCTACCGCAGGGGAGGAAGCAGGATGGATGGCTGGTGATGCAACGCCAACAGCAGTTCACACAACTAATGATGGGGCATTCGGACTATTTGTTTTTGCCTCTGGCTCTTCACCTGAAGACAGCGACATTGGGGATGGCCGACTGGCTGCTGTTTTTTATGGGAACGGCGCTTACTTTGAGCTTAGCGGGGCAAGTATTACTGATGCTGCGACTGCCGACCAGGGCCAGCTAGCTCTCATAGGGTCAGTTGCCACTGGGCCGGAATTCAAAATGCTTATCACGGGTAGTGGTGGAGAGAGTTATACCACGTCATTCAACTTTGACCGCAACTCCTCTAAGTACATTAGAAAAGTATTCAATACAAACCCGCAGCTTCTTAATGGTCGTGACACAACACACACAAAGGCTTCCGAGGTAACGCCTGCTGCATCTACAAAATACTTCTTAGGTGAAACCTTTGAGAGGTTCGCCGTCACAGACCCCGGCATTAGTGGTAATGCTTTTGGTGTTATCGTTCCGTTGGCTAAGAGCACAAACGCTGCGGACAACTATTCCTATAAGCGAAGAGGGTTCAGTGATGGACAAACAGGGCTAGTTTTCTCACAAAACACAGCTACTAACTATATTGGGTTTGATGCTAAGGCAGACACACAAAACCTATTTAAGTTTAGATCACTGAATCATGCTGAGTGGGCTTCTAAGAACTTAAAAATTTCTATAACTGATATCAGAGCGGCTAAGAATGATATAGATGCTTATGGCACGTTCACAGTCCAAGTCAGGCTTGCAAGCGACTCTGACAACGCTCCACGAATTGTAGAGCAGTTTACGGGATGTAATTTAAACCCCGCATCAGAGAATTACATTGCCAAGAAGATTGGTGATAAGTATGTGGAGTATGATACATCTCAAAGACGACTTAGAGAGTACGGCGAATTCAACAATCAGTCAAAGTACATTTATGTGATTATGGAATCTTTAGTGGCAGATGGTGGCGCAAGCCCAAGTCTGCTTCCCTATGGCTTCTATGGTCCCCCAAGGCCAAATAGCTTTACCGTAGTTTCTGGCAGCACTGCCGTGTTTGAGAGCGGGTCAGCGCCAAACCAAGGCGCGGCTAACCCAGCTAACGGTACTGAAGTGTTGACATTTGCATCTGGAGGAGTTGCTCTTATTCCAGCCGCTAGGAGGCCTGACGGTCTTGACACAGCTGCTGCCAATTCTTTCTTGGCCACTCCTACTGGCACTACAACATTAACAGCTTCGTTTGTTTTCCCGACCATATCACTCAGAACTAACGCTCTAGATGGAGGGTTGTCAGATCCTACCAAGGCTTACTTCGGAATTCAGCCTACGATTACTTCGACAAGCACTAGATTTGATCCTGGGTATGCAGACTATGTTAGACCCGCACCTGGTTCTAGCGACACTTTCTTGTCAGGAGCAGCTTTTGATAATTCATTTATATTTACTCTTGATGATATCAGTGGCTCTGCTGGTGTGTATGTCTCTGGTAGCTCGGCTGAGAGTGCAGGTAGCGCTCAATCTCTAAACGCGCAAGCTAGTTCATCAACTACTGTTCTGGACAGTGGGTTTAATAGATTTACGATGCCATTGTGGGGTGGCCACGATGGCTTTGATATCGGCGAGCAGGAGCCAATCAATAATGTTGCGATTGGTGCAACGCCCACAGAAGATAGCAGTTATGCTTACTATTCAGTGAAGAGAGCTATTGATACTGTCTCGGATCCTGAATTCATCGAAGCTAATATACTCGCGGTTCCCGGCGTAACACAACCTATTGTTACGGACCAGGTTCTTAACGTTGCTGAAGGAAGAGCAGACTGCTTGGCAGTTATCGATATCGAAAATGTTTACACGCCAAAGACAGAAAGCACTGAGTCTTATCAGAGCAGATTGGGCACTGTGGCATCTGCCGTCTCCTCGTTAGAGGACAGAAGGATTAACACCAGCTATGGTTGCACCTTCTACCCTTGGGTTAGGATTAGAGACGATATCTCTAACGCTTCTCTCTGGGCTCCGCCTTCTGTTATCGCGATTGGTACCATGGCTTCTTCAGAGGCCAGATCAGAGTTGTGGTTTGCACCAGCAGGCTTTACTAGAGGTGGTCTAAGCACAGGTGCTGGTGGTTTCGGAGTTCTTTCAACTACCGAAAGACTTCGCAGAGAAGATAGAGATGACCTGTACGAAGCTAACATTAATCCAATTGCTACGTTCCCGAGCGAGGGCATCGTTATCTTTGGCCAGAAGACGCTACAGGTCACTCCTTCAGCCCTTGACCGAATCAACGTTCGTCGCCTGATGATCTTCCTGAAGAAGAGAATTTCTAGAATCGCTGCTGGCATCCTATTCGACCAGAACGTTCAGACCACTTGGCTTCGCTTCAAGACTGAAGCAGACAAGTTCCTTGGTTCTGTCCAGGCTAGGTTAGGGCTACAGGAGTTCCGTGTCATCCTAGATGAGACAACAACTACTCCTGATCTTGTTGATAGAAATATTCTATATGCCAAGATCTTCCTAAAGCCTGCTAGATCAATTGAGTTTATCGCAATTGACTTTGTTATCACGAGAACTGGTGCCTCTTTTGATGATTAAAAACAATTCCGCACTATTTACTAACAGAAGTAAAAGGAGAATGATTTAAAATGCCAAATTCCGCAGGTTTCTGGACCTCATCGCAGGTTTCACCAAAAAGAACTTTTAGATTCCTTGTAACAATTGGTTCCATGCCTGACGGAGCCCGTTGGTATTGCAAGTCTGCTACTAAGCCAGCCGTAACTGTCAACACCACGGATCACAAGTTTTTAAATCATACTTTTTACTACCCCGGCAATGTTACATGGAATGAGATTACCATTGAAATGGTTGACCCGGTTAGCCCGGATGCATCAATCAACTTATCCAGAATCCTTTTCGACTCTGGGTATGTTCCGCCAACAGATGTTAATAGTACAACCACCATCTCTAAGAGAGAGGCAGTTGATGCTGTCCAGGCTGTTATAATTGAACAGATCGACTCAGAGGGTGCTGTTATCGAGCGCTGGACTCTTACTAACGCATTTATCACGAGCATCGATTATGGCGGGACTCTCAAGTATGGCGAAGAGGGCCTTACGACTGTGACGGCTAAGTTCCGTTATGACTGGGCTTCAATCGAGACGTTCCTGCCTGGTGGTGCTACAAACAAGGCAGATCCCGGCCCTGGTACGGAAGATCCCGCTCCTGGCCTTGGCAAGTACTGGGGACCTGGACAGAGCTATTAATTAACTAGAGGTGTTATTTGGCTAGAAGAAGTAATAAGAGCAGAACGGCGGCTTCCTCCGCGCCGCCTGCTCATCAGCAGTTTAGCGGAGCTTTAAATTTTACAAGACCAACTGAATTTGTTCAGTTACCTACAGAGGGAAAGTTTTACCCCGAGGGTCATCCACTACATCTTGTTACTGAGGTAGAAATAAACTATATGTCGGCCAAGGAGGAAGATATACTTACCTCCCAGGCTCTCATAACTCGTGGAGTTGTATTAGACAGACTTATACAAAGTGTGTTGGTAGACAAGACTATAGACGTTAATACTTTATACCCTGGTGATAAGAACGCTATACTCATTGCTTCGAGAGCCACAGGGTATGGCCCGGAGTATGTTACAAATGTTGTATGCCCTTCATGCTCTCATAGGCATGAACATATTATTAATCTCGTTAACCTGCCCATCAAGGAGGTCCCAACAGATGTAAACTTAACGCCAGCCGGTACTTTTACTATCTCGTTGCCAGTCACTAAGTTTACAGCGGAACTAAAGATTCTAAATGCGAAAGAACAGAAGTTCTTAGATAACAATCGCCAGGCTAACTTAAAGAACAATTTACCTGAATCAAACAGAACTGATCTATTAAAGACGGCTGTTGTATCTATTAATGGTGTTAGTATAAGGTCAGAGTTAGATAATTTTATTATGAACATGCCAGCGAAGGACTCTAGAGCGATCAAGAAAGCTTACGATGATGTTAGTCCTTCACTTCTTATGGACCAAGAGATTGAGTGTCCCAAATGTAAACACGTAGTGGTCCGGGAGGTGCCACTAGGATTAGACTTTTTTTGGCCTTCCTGACGACTACCTTGAGTCGGTCTACGAACAATTCTTTTTTCTATCATACTACGGGAACTGGTCATTTATGGAAGCATATAACCTACCCGTAGCTATTCGTAAGTGGTTTGTAAAGCGCCTAATTAAGCAAAAAGAACAAGAGCTAGGCCGAGACTAAAATATAAATGTCCTAACTACTTATAGAAGAGGGCTAGCTTATGTCAGTTGAGCAAGAAATCAAGAAGCAACTCGCTGAAATGTTTGGTGACGGCAAGTTTGAATCAGCCGCTAGATCGTCTGCTGAAGCCTTGGGCGGGTTTTCTGAAGAAATAAAAAATATATTAATGGGTTCTGAAGACCTTGGGACTCGCCTCACAATGTTGCGAGAAGAGCTTGGGATGGTTAGCGATGCAGTTGAATCTCTTTCGATATTAGGATCTCAGGCGCTTATCACAGAAACAAACTTGAAAGCCCTTGCTCAAAAATTAGGATTAGTAGGACAAGGACTTGAGTTAGCGGCTGGCCCAACTGTAAGATTATTTCAAAATCAACAGCAGCTAACAGCAGACTTTAACAAAACTACTGGTGCCGCAGGCAAGTATAACTTAGCTCTACAGGACGCAATAGCCCGAAACCTTTTGTTTGACACAACGGGGGCCAAAACAGCAGCAGCCACCCAAGGCTTGTTCAATACCTTCACTGACTTTACTATTGGTGGCGTGACACCAGCCGAACAAGCACTAGTTGATGTAGCGGTAGCGCTAGAAGCAGTTGCAGATGTTTCAACAGGAACAACAGCAAAAAGTTTCCAGCTTCTAAGAACTGGCCTTAATCTGTCTGATAAAGAGTTAGGCAAGAGTGTTTTGGGACTTGAGGCGTTTTCGGAGGAGATAGGAGTCTCGGCTGATGCTATATTCACCGACTTTAATAATGCGATGCCCACCTTGGCCATGTTTGGTAGTAGAGCAGAGCAAGTGTTTAAACAAACGGCTGCTGCCGCTAAGGCAACCGGAGTTGAGATGTCAACTTTCCAGAGCGTTTTTGATTTAACAGATACATTTGAAGGTTCAGCTGAATCTGTTGGCCAACTAAATGCTTTGTTGGGCGGTCCCTTCTTGAACTCGGTAGAACTTACTATGGCCGAGACTCCCGTTGAGAGAATGCAAATGCTATCGCAAGCGTTCCAAGACGCTGGTGTAAGTGTTGATGATATGAGTCGTAGGCAGATGCAAGCCTTCATGGGGACGGGCTTGTTTGGTAAGGATGCAACTCAATTTGTTGCTACAGTAAGAGGCGAGTTTGACCTCTTATCTGAAGCCACAGGGGCCACAGGAAAGGATTTGGGAGATTTAGAGGGTAAGTTAATGACCACATTAACGCCTGAGCAAATGGTTAGCACGATTACAGAATCTACGGTCGCTCTAGATGGGTTCGCCCAGAAGATGGACAAAGTAAACCAGGCCGCTGGGGTCAAAATGTTAGAAAGCTTTAGAGCTGTGCGAAGTGAAATAGCAGAGCAGCTAGGGCCCCTTATGGAGCAGCTAGCAGGCACTACCGAGGGTATAGCAACATCTGCATCTGAAATATTTGCTGGCGCTGGTCAACAAGCTCCAAGAGAAACTGTAAACATTAATCTTTTATTAGACGGCAAATTGATAGACCAGAGGCAATTAAAAATCATTGGCACCTTAGACCAATATTAAAAATCATTGGCACCTTAGACCAATAGGAGTATAGGAATGTATGATCCAACAGACACACTAGAATCAAAAGGACAAGTTTTAGAATTTTATCAAACTTTTTCAGGGGCTACTGTTTCTTTCAAGGCATTCCTGGACACCTACACAGAATCGTTCCAATGCAACTGGAACCCTCAGCCAGTGTTTGGCAGGCCAGACCCGATACAAACATACCAGGGGACACAGAGAAACCTAAGTCTTGCCTGGAGAGTTCCAGCCTTTAGCATAGATGATGCTATAAATAACCTGTCTAAGACTTCAACTTTGACGAGAATGTTATATCCTGAATATTCAAAGGTTGACAGCGCTTCTACGATCTCAAAAGGCCCTCTTATAAAGATTAAATTTGCAAACTTAATCTTTGATGCCTCCCGTGGCCCCTCTGGGGACGTAAGAACTTGTGGACTGCTTGGGGTTATTAATAGTTTACAATGGAACCCAAACGTAAGAGAGGGCTTCTTTGACCCAGTAAATAAGCTATATCCTAAAGTCATAACTCTAAGTATCGGTTATAGTGTTCTACACCAGCATACGCTTGGGTGGGAGAAGTCAGAAGCGGTACAACTTTCTGCAACTAGGGGCAATGGTAAGGCGAGAACGCGAGATGTACAAAAAGTTAATGATCGCAGACAAGATTTCGCAGAGGCTGCTGCACCCAACTGGGGTGCAGATGCATCTCTTTTCCCTTGGTCCGCTGGTGCTCAGAAAGGCTCTTCAGCTTTTATAGGTAACTTTGATACCGGTGATATGATTCAAGAAGCTGCTGTGATTGAATTATTGGGAGGAGATGACTAATGTCTAGATATTTTGGTAGAGAAATATTTTTTAACTCCGATTCGTTTTACGAAAATACCTTTGATGAAAGGGATGTCAACGGGGTTGAGCAATATTCTACCCCTGTGTTACGACACATGACAAAACAACAAATTTCATCTCTCAGAATTATCAATCATGTCTGGACAACTGGTGACCGTTACTATAAGTTAGCTTTTGACCACTACGGCAATTCAAGCTTGTGGTGGGTCATAGCATGGTTCAACAAAAAGCCAACTGAGGCTGATGTGAGTTATGGAGATGTCATTTATATTCCGCACCCAATTGATAAAGTGCTAAGTTATTTAGGAGTTTAACATGTCTGGAGAGGGCACTGATCCAAGGACAACGGCTGAAAATCCACCTGATAGACCAGACACCACTGATATACCAGAGGGTGTTGATCTTAGCTTATATAATATAGATGTTTCTGAGCCGTTTGGCTTTGAGACAGGGGACCTTACTTCCGACCCAATTGCCGACTCAGATAGTGGGTATGGCATGAGCACGAATCCCATAGGAGAAGGTTCTGGCGACCAGAGGGTAGCTGACTTACAAAAACTACTAATATCAGAACTGGATGAGGAGGGCAGGACCGACCAGCCAAGTAGTGTTTTACCTGGGTATGGCGTTGACGGAGTCTGGAGGTGTGAGACACAAACAGCTTTCAATCAACTGTTAAAAGAGAAGGGTCTTGAGCCATGCGAAACAGACGCTGAAAGGCCTTCTGAAAACTGCAACGGGGTTAGTACGCCATCATGTGTTCTTAACGAAAAGATACTAGAAAAATTAAAAGATGATAAGTTAGCCCAAGAACAGGAAGAGGAGGAAGAGGAAGAACAACAAGAGGACCTGCCAACCTTTGACGACCAATGCTTTTTAATTACCAACATCAAAGAAGTTTTTGAAAAAAGTAAGCCTCCAACTGGTGTCACATTCCATCAGGAGACAAGCGAGCCGCTTAGTGACAGAGCTAAAATAAAATATAAAAATATACACAAGCTGGCGACAAACGACCCAGCTACTATAATGAACCGACTTAGGTTAACAAAGGGATGCACAGATTTCTTAAATATAAGGCACTATGAGTTATCTCAATTGACTCCTTCGATTAGAATATACAAACAATATTATGAAGGCCCCAAGAAGACTCCTAGAGAAGTAGAGTTCGAGTTTTCGTCTTATGTAGACCCAGTAAAAGATCTACAGTCAATGTTAGATAGCTCTTTACAGAGAGGTGTTGGTGTTGGTATAGAAAGCTTTAATTTTGATTTTCAGGGAGTCCAACCAGCTACAGCTAAGAAAGATATCGTTGCTAATCTAACTATATTTGCTCAAAACTTTAATGAATTATTTAAGTTTAGACAGGGTGCTGACCAAAGGGGGAAACCGCTTGAGGGGGGATATAGAATAATTGATTTGATTCTGCTGGAGCCAAAGTATAGGTTTATAACAGAAAAAGCAAAAAACCAAAAACTTAGAGAATTTAACCCAAACTTCTACGAGATAAAAGTTAGAGCAGGATGGGGAGCAACAGGTGGCGGTGGCATACTATCCGATACACTTAGTTCAGCAATTAAGGACAATCAGGTAGAAATGTTTTTAACTGTTGTCGAGCATGAGTTTGAATTTCAGGATGACGGCTCTGTTAGACTAAAGTTGCAATTTAGGGCAAGAATCGAATCACTGTTATTGGACAAGAGATCCGATGTTATGTTTGATACGGCTACGATAGCTCGTAGAGAAGAAAGAAGGAATAAGATTAATGAGATAGCTCTTGCTAAATCTCAGATGGCTCTACAAAAAGTAAAATGTGAAGATGATACAATTAAGCAATTACGAGCCTTATATGAACAAACAATTGAGGAAGAAAGAGAGGAGTCTTATCTTTCCATTCTTAAACAGTTAACTCTTGAGGGTTGTGTATACACAGCGGAAATAGACGAAGTTGCAAATGCGATTGCATTTGCAGATGCTGTATTGGCTGGGGAACTCCCATCGTCAGAGGAGATCGACTTCACAGTGCAAAACTATAGCTGTGAAGACGAGACACTTTTGACAAAGCCAAACATTTTAGAGCCAGGCATAAGGAGAGTCAATTTCTTTTACTTAGGCGATCTATACGCTTTAGTTGTTAATAATGTTTTAAGCAAAATAGAAGACTCTAGCGCAGATCTGAGAAAAATTAATTATGGAAACATAAAATTTATCTTAGGGCCAGCGCCGTTTGATAATCCAAACATTAATGTTAATGATAGTATACTGTCTCTAAACATAGCGGATATACCAATATCAGTTGAATTGTTCACAGATTTTATGAGAGAGAAAGTTATTAAAGGTAGGAAAAATACGTATCCTCTTTTGGTATTTATGAGAGATGCCATGTACGACCTTGTGTTTGAGGCACTCGGCCCGGAGTGTGGTAGCGGAGATCAACAGATTTCTTTACTATTGGACAGCGCACAGATAAGTGCAGATTCTACAGCAGGTGGAGGAGACCCTGTGGGCGAAAAGATAGGACAAGGGACAGAACTGGATTTAGACGAGTACGGCAAGAACCTACCCATTCCAACTGTGGATAGCGGTGGGTTGTTTGGAAGAAAGAACAAATCACAAGCTGCTACCAAATTTGTTTTTGATTCGTTTAATAAGAAGAGCCTCGATAGCAGTTATGAATACTTTGTTGTTTATGCTTTTGGGAAAGAGCCAAGAAGACTTGCCTTTGATAGAGAAGCCAGTGGGTTTGGGTCAAGGTATGAAAGAGATCTATCAAATGGCATTTTTCATACTGCCACAGGGCTTGATAGAGGCTTGGTGAAGAATATGCAATTCTCAAAAACAAACCAGCCATTTCTAAGAGAAGCTAGATACGAGCAGAGCGATTTTAAGCCCGAGTTACAGCTTTCTAATGTGTATAATAGTACGATTCAGATGTATGGAAATAACTTATTTTTTCCAGGATGCCAGGTTTATATCAACCCAAGAGGATTAGGCTCCGATCTGCTTGGGGAGCCCGGCACAAAAGACACTTATGCAAATATTATGGGCCTAGGCGGCTATCATATAGTTAAGAAGGTGTCTCACTCTATTACACCAAGCGGATATACAACTACTCTTGACTGCCTCTTCACTACGAGCGGCGATGGCCTTGGCTCCATAATGACCGCCAACGCTAGAGTGGGTGATACTGTATTGTTAGAGTGTGCAGACCTAGAGAGGCAAATAGACAAGGTTGCATCATCACTAGGTGGCCAGATAAAGCGGCCTTCTAAAACAAAGGGGGGCGAATAATGAGCGCGAGAAGGTTCAAAGGAGCGAACTCAGTTAAAAACACTAGAACCCTTTTTAATGAAAGAGGGAAATATAATAATGAAGGCATTCCATCAGAATATCGTACAAGGTATCCTGGTTTGTTTAGAAATTTCTGGTTTATAGAGAACATGTATTATGGTAGGATAGACAAATCACATAAGTTCATTTTACTAAAACCTGAGAAGCTTACCCCCATCGACGGCGAGCAGGGTAGTGCTATATACTTGGTAGACTTTGTTTCACATGCTCTGAGGGACTTTCTACAGGAGCATAAAAAAGCGTTCAGTTCCAGCAAGATACAGAAAAATGATGACTTTCTATCCGAATTGAACCCTCATAAGGGACACAGGAGGCTGCTAACAGACTACGATTTTCACATGTCCTCGTTGAGAAATGAAGTACATCCAAAGATGGTTCGCAAGCAGAATGAAATAACAAACTTTAATGAGTTCGTAGACTTCTTTCTTAATGAGATTTATTCTAAAGACCAGATCACACCACTTACATTGACTGGCTTTATATCGAGCAGGATGTCCTCTCCTTTGAGTTCTGGGCTGTTTGTAGATTTAGTAGAACTAGACCCCGGTAATGACACACTAAAGGTGGAGAATGTCATTGATAGGCCAAACTTTGAATTTTTAATGGATAATGCCCTTAGGCACGGATTTATGATAGATTACAACATACCAACTAGATTGTGTGCCAATGTTGGGTCTGGTGAAATGGAAAAATATATGTCATTATACAGTGTCGATTCAAATACTTTCTTTGAAAATTACTACGATTATGTGTATATGCTAGATCATCGCTATTTCATGGATTATATGAGAAAGTTTTATAATAGATTTGTTGGTTTGAGACCAAATGTACTTAAAGAAAACACTATTGATCAAAAAAATAACAAAATCTATAGATATATTATCAAAAAACAAAGAATATCTAAATATACATTAGAAAAAGACTATGGTAGTGATTATAGAATTAATTTATATGTTGATTTAAGAAATTATGAAACAAACAACAGATACTCCACAGATGTGATAGGTAAGATAAAAGAGAATGCAATGGAATATCTAAATATTAGTGATCTAGAGAAGGCACTTGAATATATAGAATATCAATTTATTGATTTTTTAAA